ATTGAATATTTATTAATAAATATGTTAAATACTACATTATGTCATCAATAACAAATCTGAAAACATTATTTAGTTTTAAACCATTTAAACCATTTACTTATAATAAAGAGATAATAAGTGTTAAAAGCATTAACACTTTCAATGTATCTTCAAGATGTAATAACGATAAAAATAATAAAACACGAGAGCATATTATAGGTGCGTTAATAAACAATAAAGTTCCAGAAAATTATTTTGTTTTGGGAAAATGGCTAACTATGAAATATAATGTTATTAGTTATATTAATAGTTTAAGTAATAAACCATATATTAAAGTGGATTGTTTACATAAAGCAGGACGCGGAAATAATTATGATTTCTTAATTAAACTTTATTATACAGAAGATAGTTATGATGATTTTAAGGTCGAACTTAAATTTAATGTTTCATCTCTAGAAAAAGCACCTCAATTTGTTTCACCAATGAAACCAAGTAATTATTTAAGTAATAGTTATGAAGAATTTTATTATACTAATTATCTTCATAAATTAGCAAAAATAGCAAATTTAAAAATGCCATCTAAAGAAGAATATTTAAAACAAATACATAGTAATAAACCAAAATGTATGAAACACTATCAAGAACTATATTATAATGGTTGTAGCAAAAGCAGTAAATTTACAGGAAAACTAGAACATATTAATTTTTACAATTATGCTAAAGAATTATCTAATATAAGTATAACACAATTTATTAATAGCAGTGATTTAAATAGTGCTATGTTAACAAATTATTTACTAACTTCACAAGCAAACAAAATTTATATGCTTTATACTAATAATTCATTTATTAAGCAAGTTATTAATAGCGATGATTATACGCTAATTGACATAATCAAGCAACCAAATAAATTCAAATATGAATGTATTAGTAAAAGTGGAAAAAAAATTAATGTATTATTACGATGGAAGAACGGAAATGGCATAGCATTTCCAGCATTTCAAATAGGTTAATCTTAATTATAATAAATAGGAAGTATTTTGCTTAATTCTGTGCTATTAATAGCATTATTTCCAAAATAAATTGCTACAAACTCTAATGTATTACTATGTTCTAATGAAGTAATAATTTTTTTATATAAATTTAATAACTCTTCGCGAGGTAATTCTTTAATATATTCAATAGTTATTAAATGATTTTCTAGTAAATATTCATAATTTTCATTAATTAAACAATAATTAAACTTATAATTACCTACACCATAACCTCTATTTACAACAATCATAGGAACACAAATGCCCTTTTTAGTTATATAGTTTTTTTTTTCACTATTATTAGAACTTTGAAGACACAAATTATTATTTTCTATAGATGAACTATATATTAATCGTGTTTTTGAAGCATCATTTGTTAATAAATCTTTACATTGATTCCACACAACAGAACCAATTCCTACTTTAAATCCTAGTCCTTCTAATGATGTGGAATTTAAAAGCAAAGTTTTCAATTGCGCACAATTATTTTTAGTGGCAAATATAGTATAATTAGAACGTTCCAAAACATATTCTTCATTGTTAATAACATTATAACTCATTTTTTTTATAATCAATAATATAGTTGCTTGTTTAGTTTCAATATATTTTGAATTTACACATTCAACAATGTTTAAGATTTGAAAGTGCGCATTAATGTAGCTTCTAGTTTTATCATAATATAAACAATTTAAAAAGTTCTTTGGCAATATAAAACTAATTATTCCATTTTCGTTTATTAATGTTATAGATTTAATAATAAATAATATGAAAATATTTGGTCGCCCTTCAAAATACTTATAATAACTTTTAGCAACATCCTCTTTTTTCATTACAAAATAAGGTGGATTTCCAATAATTAAATCGTAAGTTTCACTATTATCATATTTTAAATAATCACTATTATATAATTTTACATTAGCAGAACCTAACTCTTTAATAGATTCATAAATAGTGCTATTTAATTCTAGTCCAGTAATTTTTAAATGCTTATAATTATTTAATAGTGCGTTAATATATTCACAAGAACCACAAGATGGTTCTAATACATTTGAAATAATATTCATATATGGTTCTAATAGTTTAATATTCTCGGCTATGATTGACGGAGGTGTAAAGTAAATACCACCATTTTTTTTTAGTGTTTTCGACAATTTGTTTGTTAGTTCTTTTGATAATTGACTATAGTCCATATTAAATAATTATAAATAGTTATTTTTATAATAAAAAATAATTATATCAATTTTACAAAAAATTTGATACTAATAACTCTTAATAATTAATAGGCAAATCGCAAGTTATAAAAGTAGCCTCTCCTTCAGAATTCCACGAAACAACTAAGACAATAACTTCTACACCTTTTTTAATTGCCTCATTAAATGCCTCTTTATAAATTGGGTCTAACACAGATGCTTGAAAACTTGTAACATCTGTGCGTTGAATAACAAAACAAATAATAGGTCTAATAATTTTTGAACAAGTAATTTCTGCTAATTCATTAATATGTTTTAAAGCGCGCTCGCTTACAACTGCGCCTTTCTTTTTTCTGTAGCCATCTGGAAAATATGAAATTTTTTCATTAATATGAATATTAACAAAGTCCCCATGCTTAATCATTTTTTTGCGGTCACTAGAAGACACATCAGCATAATCAGCAAGAGGAACATTTTTAACTTCTAACACAAAATATTTACCATTTTCATCTATTCCAGCAAAATCAAAACGCGAATTAAGCAATTTAACCTCTCGTTTATAGGTTTTAATATTTGTCAATGTTTTCAAATAATTTTTTGTTAACGCATTTTCTACCAAAGTCTCGGCTAATTTTGGGTCAACTCCTATTAATTGCTTATTAATGTATAATTGCGCATTAATAATTTTTTCTTCACAAAAATTTGCCAAATAAATTTTATAAGAACAAACTTTTGATTTAGTTTGACTACTATTAGACTTTATAGGAGAAGCATATACGTAAGACCCCTTTTCAGATAATCCACAACAACCCATAGAAGCACAATGTGCTTGAACTATTGAACCATCGTGAAGTTCTATATCGGCAACATAAGGAGTTTTACATAATTTTGATGGTCGCGATACAATTTTTACCAAAATTAAATCGTTTAACTTGACAAGCATATTTTAATAATATATATTAATGTTGTTAATATATATTAATAGTTAATAGTTAATAGTTAATAGTTAATATCAATTTTTTTTAACAAGTAAACACTTTCAACATCTTTTATTAACCCCAAGGCACTTTTGGAATAGCAGGAGCAGCAGCAGTAGTAGGAGCAGGAGCAGGAGCAGGACGAGGAGCAGCAGGAGGAGCAGGCACTACATTAACGTCATTTTCATATAATGAATCATAAAAGAAGGCACTAAGAAAATTGATTGATTTAGAAAGATTATCATATGTCACCTCTTTACCTGTAGCCAAACCTAATGGATTTTTATATGCTTTACCTTCTTGAACACCGACAAAAAAGATTGAAACAAATGGAACTACTTTATTATCTTTAGTAAGATCAACCGATTTTAAAGGTTCAAAAGCTTTATTAGTATCTATATTCAATTCAGGATATTTATCTAGTTCTAAATATTTTGTAAACTCACTCGCTTTTCCTCTTCCTAATTTAATATTGGGAGTATTACCATACTCCTTCGTAAAATCTAACCATCGACGAGCTAAATCGTTATCTAACGAACCATAAGGACCTACCCATAAATATATTTCCGCTTTAATATTAGGTTTAGGTTTAAAATTTTCTAATGAATATTCATTAGTTAAAGAAAATAATATTACAATTATTACACTTAATAATCCTAAAATTATTAAAATTTTTTTTAAAGACATATTATTTTGTATAGTTTTAAGAAATCCAGATTTAACCATATAAATAATACTATATTATTATTTTTTTATTTATTATTATTTATTGGTATTAAATATTATTACTAGATATTATTACTATTTCCTTTAATAACATATTCCAAATAATATTTATCAAATTCCTTACTGGAAATATGTTTTTGTAATCTTAAAATATGTTCTTTAGTATAAACACCGCTTTCTTGATTTCCAGATACAATAGCAGTGTCTAAAATAAATCTTACGCAAAATTGTGCTGTTAATTTTTGTGTGCTAAGCACAACTTTTTTATTTAAGTTATTAATATGTTTTTCTAATATATCCAGGCTATATGTTTCATTACATAAATCAGAATCGGTTAAGATTTCATTAAAACAAGAATCCATATTATACTTTATAATATATACTTTATAGTATAAACTATAAACTATATATGTTATCAATTTTTTTTATACTTTTTAAAAGTTACAATAAAACATAATTAAATATGATTTCTAATCATAGCGTTTAAACCCGCAATAGTTCTAGGTCCTTCTAATTCTTTTAATTTATTATTATTTTCATCTAATAATAATATAGTTGGAAAACCGGATATTTTATATTTACTCATCATTGTGCCAGCATCTGCGCTTTCTATTTTATGAGTAGGTAGCGGAGAAGTTTTTTTAAACTCATCCCATATAGGAGAAAATGAGTCACAATGAGGACAACCATTCATATAAAAATATACTACTTTCTTTTTTCCATCATTTTCAAAATTTTCAACATTCATATTTGTAAATATATCTTTATTAAAATAATAAACTATTATTATTAACAAAGCAACTATAAATAATATAGAGGCAAGCGGTTTCTTAAATGACAATCTTTTTTTAAAAGTGTTTAAAATATTCATCGTTGATTATATATTATAATAATATATTATTATTGGTAAATATAATAATTATATATTATTATTAGTAAGTATTATTAATAAGCATTATTAATGAATTTTATTTTTGCACTATTTTTATTATGATTATATTTTTTTGTTACTTTTCCTCCTCTTCCTCCTCTTTTATTAAGCATATTTATTGCTATATTTTCTTCCTGAGCAACTGGATTAATTTTATTTTCTAAGTCTACGTTGGGTGCTACATTAGGTTTTTGCTTACGTGTAATATTTGTAAGTTTATTATACAAATAATTTTCCGGTAAGTCAAATGCTCTATATAATGTGTTTGTAAAAGCTTCATCTAATTTTTGTGCTCTTGTTAAACATTTTTCGGCTATTATTTTGCGCACAAAATCAGGTTTTTTACCATTTTTATTCAAATAACATCTAAAAACTACATTTATTTTGTATGTTTTATTATCACTTAAACGCGCATCAGACGATTTACTTATTTGAAAAATAATGGGATCTTTTTCCTTTGTTTTTACTTTGCCTTCTTCTTCTTCTCCTTCTTCTCCTTCTCCTTCTTCTTCTTTTACTTCTTCTCTTTTTTCTTCTTTTACTTCTTCTCTTTTTTCTTCTTTTACTTCTCTTTTTTTTTCTCCTTCTTCTCCTTCTCCTTCTTCACCTTCATCTTCTTTATCTTTACTTTCATCTTTTTCTGCTTTTGATTTTACTTCTTTTTCTTCTTCTTCTTCATCTTCATCTTCATCTTCATCTTCATCTTCCGGTGGTGATAACTGAGTAAATAATCTTGATATTGTTTTATATTTTTTACTTACATTTCCTTCTTTAATATCGCCCTTAGTAATACTATAATATGCTTTTTCAATATTTTGATTAAAATATTGAATATATGTATCTGCTATATAATATTTTTTAAATTCTTTATTATTATAAAATTTAAAAATTTTATACAATAAATATTTAATATTTAAGGGAATTATACTAGCAATTTTATCATCTTTAGTATCTTTAGTCTCTTTATTATCTGTATAATGATGTTTCAGCTTAGATATTTGTTTTCTAAAATATTTATCAAATAAGTTTACTGTTTTTGTATTTAAAAAAAGTTCTTCTTTATTTTTTATATATCCTCTTTTGCGCGAATTTATGGCAATAGTTTCTATAGCTTGACTATTAGATGCATATTTAACTTTATCATGAATATATATTTTATCATAATTAGAATAATTACTATTTATATCTTTAGGTTGTAGTATATAAGTTTGCGGTATAAATGTTTGCTTGGCATTTTCTAAATCATCTATTAAGTAATTAATTTGTAATATAGGTTCTTGAATAATATATTTTAAATTTGCTTTTACAAAAATTGTTACTTTATTTTTTTCAATTTTAAAATGAGTAATATTGTCTTTTAAATCAAGCAAACTGACTTGACTAATATAATATTTTTGCTCTGCTGGCTCAGTAATATAACCACTTTTATAATTTTTTACATTTATAATAGTATTATCAAGTAAATAAATATTTTTAATTATATAATAAACATTATTAAACATTAAAATTTTATCTTTATCTTGATCTGATAAATTAGTTATATCTTTTTTATTAGGAAATACATATTTAAAATATTTATTATAAATTTCTTCTTTTGTTTGATTATTATTTAAACTAGATCTTCGTCCATACCCTCTATAGGGATCATCGTCTTCATTGTTACTTTCAGATATAAATTTAAAAATGTCATTAATTGTTTTTGTATCTAAAAAATATTCATATTTATATTTATCACTTAAACTATTTTTGGAAATATTATAAAATACTCTAAGAGCATCTTTTAGAGTAGAAGTTTTCAAGGTGTCATAGTAATTTTTTACTAAAGTATGGAAAAATCCTTTTCTAATCAAATCTTTACACATAGGAAATAGTTCTTCTAATGTTTTTATATTTTTAATATTATCATCAGTAATGGCATGCTTACCTTTTTTAAATGATCCTAGTACTTTAATAAGGATTGGTTTGAAAAATTTTAATAATTCCGCTCCATATAAAGTTTTTTCTGCCTTGAATCTTTTAAGATTTGTTTTAAAGTTATCTTCGGCCTCATCTTCCGTATTTGGTCTACCAGGAAACCTACCAACTGTAGTCTTTCTAATATTATCTATTACATATTTATCAATGTAAAAAGAATCATTTACAATATATAAAGGCGTTTTATCTTTGTATTTATTGTTAAAATTTCTGTATGTTTCACCATAAGAAAATTCTTCTAGTAAAATATCTTTCATATTGTCTACAATATAATAATTGCTATCTAATTCATCACTATTAGTATCATCACCTTCTTTTGTATTATATAAAATATTTATTTGAATTTTATAATCATTTAAATTATTTATTGAAAATTTAGGTTTATATTCGTCCATAATTTTATCGTATACTTATACTATATAATTAAAATATTAACTAATAATTTATATTATTAAAAGATTCAATAGTTTTTATTTTATTGTAATTGTCTATTTGGCCACGTGCTTTTTTTAATATATCATATGCTTTATTTATTTCATTTTCAGAAATAACATTATCATTATTAGTATCTATTAGTGAAGCTAATTTTTTATATTTTTCTGGTAAAATACTATATTTAGATTTTTCATTAAATACAAAATTTGCCAATATAATAAAAATACCTGTAATAATAAATGATATTATTAAATCTTTTGTAGCAACAAAAACAATAGTAAAAATTAACACCTCACGAGCAATGTTTTTAAGTATCATTTCTTGTCCTTTTGTTAACTTTAATTCAATATAACGCGAACCAATGTTCATAAAAATCATAAATATACCTATTAATAATTTATTGGTCCCCAAATCTCTCATAAAAATATCAAATTTATAGTTTTTTAAAAATTTTTTATAATTTTTAAATAAATCATACATATTTGTAATGTATTTATTATATATTAAATATAATTTAATTTCTCCAAAATATATGATTTAAAATTGTATTAAAGACTAAATACTAAATAGTCAACTAACATGAATTATTTTATTACTAAAATAACTTAATACCAAAATAAATACTTTTATTTAGTAGTTTTTGAAAATAATATAATCTTATTTTTTTATAATAGTATAATATGTTTCAATTAAATCCGGCTCCATTAGATTCTGAAAATAATAATTTATCAGAATCTAAATTATATAAAAAACCAAATAATAAAACTTTAAAAAATAAGAAAAGTGTAGAATTTGATGAGTCTAACATAACAAATACTAAAAATAATGAAGTATTAAAAAATAAGATTACCAGTTTAGGGAATTTAATGTCAAAAATTCACGAAAATAATGAAGAAGATGATAACTTTAATACAAATTACCAATCAAACACTATTGATGAGTCTATTAGCACATCTTTTACAGATAGTTTAAACGAGCAATTAGCAAAAATACAGAAAATGAGAGAAGCCGGAAATAATATACCGCAAAATAATTTTTTTAACAACGAATTACAAACTTTTAATAGCAATACTAATAGCAATACTAATAGCAATACTAATAGTTATACTAATATGAATAATGATTCTAATTTAGAAAATTCAAATGTATTAAATGGATCAAATTTACTAAAAAATGATTTATCTAATTATAGTGATAGTTATAAATTAAATTATAATTCATTATCTCAAAATATTGGTTCACATAATTATGATAACAATAAATTATTGTCCAAATTAGATTACATAGTTCATTTATTAGAAGAACAACACAATGAAAAAACAAATTATATTACAGAAGAACTAATATTATACTTATTTTTGGGAATATTTATACTATTTGTATTAGATTCATTTGCCAGAGCAAGTAAATATGTTCGATAAACTGCTTATATAAAATAGGATTGTTAGGATTGTTAGGATTGTTAGGATTGTTAGGATTGTTAGGATTATGTTATTTTTTTAAATATAAATAAATATTCGTCACTATGACCTATAAAATCCAATGATTTTTTATCTTTTATAACAAATCCTTTTGCTTTAGCAAGTTTTACTATTTCATCAATAGTAGGCATGTATAAATTTATTGAATTTTTACGAATATTATGAGTTTCATAATTTTCAAATTTTTCTTGATAGCACGAATATGGTTCACTAAAATCATCAATAATATCTGTTTTTATGCCATTATTTAAAACTTCATAGTCACATACATATTCTAAACTGGAATCAAATTTTATAACATTTTTAGTAATAGCAGTATTATGATTTTCCGGATTATACAAAATAGTATTATCTTTAGGAAGAATAAAAGGTTTAAATTTCTCTCTTGTAAGCAAATGTATTATTAATATTCCATCTGGATTTAATAATAATGCACAATTTTCGAAAAATGTATCTTTATCTTTAATAATGTAAAAAGTTTTATTTAAGCATAATATATGTGTAAATGAGTTGTAATCAAATAAATTATTTTTAAGTATATCACCTTCTATGAATTCACAATTTGTATATTTTGATCGTGCTTTTGTAATCATACTTTTAGATTTGTCTAATCCAACAACATCATAATCCATTTTATTTAACAAATATACGTGATATCCGGTTCCACAACCAACATCTAAAAATTTAACAAATTTCTTATTTTTAGCATAACTCACAATAATTTTTAATTGTTCTACATCGCGCTCCTTATTTTCATGAATTTTATCATAATATTTTGTGTAAAAAGCATCATATATAGCATCATCAAATTTGCTATCAAATCTTTTATTTGATGTCATATCATCATAATTCTCATAAACCAAAGGTTTTCTATTTACTAAATATATAAATACTAATATAAGCATAAGTAAAAATAGTTTATGTAATAATGGCAATTTAATAAAGTGTTTTAGTGTTTCATTTAATATCACATAAATATTTCTCTCCGCTATAATTTTTGATGAAAATAATTTCATTATAATATTATTATTATTATGTATTAATATTATATTTTTTATGTAACTTAAAATTAATAATACTATTATAACCAAAATTATGGATGCTAATCATATAAATGATGTGCGTGTTTCTTTTAGAAATATTACTTTTTCAAAATTTCAAAAATCTAAAGCACGTTTAGAGTTATTGAAAAATTTATATGATGAAAAAATAGAAAATGCTTGCTATTGGAGTGCTGAATTCATATGTGCCGGACATTATTTGGATTTATGGGATATAATATTATATTATGTTTATAAATATATACATAATGGTAATCCTAAATTAACATTATATTTAAATATGCGTTATAATAATTTCATAACTATTTTACAAAATGGTTACAGTAAAGAGTTATTAGCATTAAGAAATAATGAAAAAATAAGAAAGTTATTTTGCGAAATAATATGCGTATTATGTTTTTCAAATAAGAAAAATGTAATAAGCGATGTTAAATTAGATAAAAATAATTCTTTTGATTTGACTTGTATGAGTGAAAAATTTAAAGCCCCAAATGTGTCATATATAGAAGAAATAATAAAAGAAGATGACCCAAAAGAGTTAATAATACCTATAAATGAGCTTATTTTTAATTTAATAAATAAAAATATAATAAGTGTTTATTATTGGTATGAATGGATTATAGAATATGAAAATATATGTATTAAAAAAAAGAAAAAATGTGTATGTGAAAATAGAAGTTATGCTCCACCTGGAAATATGCATGATATTATATGGATAATATGGGACATTTTATTTTTTTATAGTGACCCTGCTATTGTAGATAAAAAATATACTATAATTGATTCAGAAAACAATAACAATAATAGCTTAAAGCATAAAATAATAAAAAATTTATTTGAATTATTTATTATTAAATACAATAATAATGTGAAAAAAAAACGAAAATATATCATATATTATGCTTTTGCTCTATTAGTTGAAAACACTAATTTTACTATTGCTATTATAAATAAGCGCGAAGAAACAGAAGCTATTGTATTAAAAATAAATACAATATACAAAGAAATTAAAAAAAATGAAGAGTCACCAAAAACAGATTATTTATTTAATAATTTAAACAAATCTAATTTAGAAAAAACTATGGAAAAAATAGAGTTATTAAACAACCTTTAATTTTGTTTTTCATATGTGTAAACATGTAAAAAAAAGGCATTTGAGCCTACATCTAATGGTTTTACAAGACTAATATATTTAGATTGCTTAACTAACGAAATAATTTTTCTGCGACTAATTTTTAAATCTTTATGTATTTTTCGTAAAGATAAATTTTTTCCAATATTTTCTTTTAAATAATTTTCAACTACATTTTCTTGATTTTCTTGTAAAATTTTAGATGACATTTGACATTACTATTTTAGTTACATAACATATCTTTAAATTTATTTTTTATTATTATTATTATTATTATTATTATTAGAAAAATTCAAGTCCTATAGTAAAACATTATTTTATAACCTTTTGTAAAATTATATAATTCAGGAACATATTTAGAATTTTCTTTAAAGTGCCAATTTTTATTAGTGTTTATCATTTTTTTCCAATTAAATCTCTCTAATTTTGATAAACTACTACCATCAAATTTGTATTCTTTAGAATTTACTGTTAAAACACTTACAAAATGACTATTGGCTTCTGGATCAAAATGGTCTTTATTTGTTATAATAATTGAATCTAATACATAATTATAGACTTCATTAGTAGTGCTTATTAATGTATATGAAGTTTTATATAATGAATTACTTTGAAAATCTTCTATAACAATAATATCGGGTATAACATTTGATAAACTTTGAAATTTTCTTGTAATGGTTTCTTTCACATTTGATTTACTATTAAAAGTTTTTTTCATAATTTTTAAAGTATCATAATTTAAATATTTCAAAATAGATTCATAATATGAAAGAGGATTTCCAGCATCTTTTATGTTAGGTATATGATATAATTTATTATTATTATTAAATAATATATTAATATCTATTAAGTTCGGTTTATTGTTAATAATTTGATATATGTGATATATAAAAAAATTAGTATTTAATTTATCGGTTAAAGCATTCATAGTTTTAAATAGTTCGTGTGATTTAGTATTTTGATTATATGATGCTTCAATAAATAAGTTTAAAATAAAAAAAAGTTTGGCAATATTAGGAGGAATTAAAGTAGAATCTAATTTTTTACCTGTTATCATTAATTCTCTAAAAAATCTGAAAAATTTTCTACCTTTATCACTAAAAAAAAATGTCACAAACATAGTATTAAACCAACAATTTGATAATAATTGAACTGGTGGTATAAATCTTGAAACATCTAAATGTTTAGATGATCTTAAATTATGAAGCAATAATTCTTGAACATCAGGATCATTATATGGTTTACAAGATGTTGCATCGTCTTTATTTATTCTTAAATTTAATAGACCATCGCATAATTTTAAAGAATTTGGTCTTAATGTTTTTAATGAGCGTACTCTTAATTGTTTATTTAATAGCGGCGAAAAAGAACGTGATTTAAGTGTTTTAATAGAGTTTATAACTCTATTTTTAAATTTTTTTGTGTTTAATTTCATAATGTTCCTATATAAATAGTATAATAATTTATAATTATGAAATATAAATTATTATTAGGCAAATAATAAATTATTAATCTATAATAATATAAAATAATATATAATGAATAATAGTTATTCAAACAAAAATAGTTTTAAAGATGCTTTTAATACTTTTTCAAATACACCACTAGGTATTATGACAAATAGTGCTACAAGTTATAATAAACCAAGTTATAGCGAAGCAAGTTATACCGACGCAACTTATAGCGAACCAAAAACTAATTTTGTAAAAAGTATATTTTTTTGGATTTTTATTATAATATTATTAGCATTTTTAGGATTGAATATATTTAAATATTTAGCAGAAGGTACGGATATAGTATCTGGTTTACTATCACCAATTGCATATATAATTACTATGGTATCCGGAGATACTGCTAAAACTACATTACAGCATACATCACAAGGAACACAAACAATAGCAAGCGAAACATCAAATTTTTTACAAATATTATTGAAACTAATCACTGATATGTTTAATAATTCAGTAAACTTTATAGCAAATAGTTCAACATCTGGTATTAGTTATTTACAATCAACTATTAAACAAGATAAAATAACTTCGACAAATAGTAATGGAACAAATAGTAATGAAGAACAAGAAGAAGAAGGTGTTTTAAAAAATGAAAGAAAAATAGAAAATCGTATTCAAGATGTACCAAACAGTATCAAAAATTTAATTAATAAAAAAGAAGATAACATACCTGAACCTAGTAGAAGTGAATCGCAGCAACATGGATATTGTTATATTGGTAAAGAAAATAACTCAAGATATTGTGCGAAAGTATCATCTAAAAGTAAATGTATGTCCGGTGACATTTTTCCAACAATGGATTTATGTATTAATCCAAAATTAAGATAAATAACTATTTCATACATCTTTTTATACACCTTTTATATGTTTTTCTTTTTTTAAACTGAGAACAACATATATTACATCCATTTATTCCATTTTTGGCATTTTTACATAATAAAACATTTTTGCCAAGTTTTAATTTTTTTGATTTATTTCCTCCTTTCTTTAAAGTGTGTTGTTCAGTCTTTATTGAACGCATTTTAGGAATATATTTTTTAAAAAATTGTAAGAATTTTTCGGCAGTTCTTTTTGAATTATAATTAGTTACAAATTTATTATTGCTGATTATAAATAAACTTGGAAATCCATTAGCATTATTACTAATTAAAGGATTTTTAATAGATGATAATACTTTGGCATCAATTTCTAAAATGGTTCCATTCAAATTTTCTTTTACCAAAAGTGATTTAAATTTATTCCATTCAGATTTCATATTTATACAATGAGAGCAAGTTTCACTAAAAATACCGACAAATAAAGTATTATTTTTTAATAAGTTATTTAATTCATTATTATTAACATTTGTATCATATATTTTAACAGGCATTATTATATATTATATATATGTTATATAATAATTATAAAAAAAAATATTACATATTTGTAAAAAATAATATATTATATTATTAATATAATAATAATAATATATGAAAATGAATATTGATTTATTTTTAAATATTAATAATAAATTAAATTTATTTATAATAACTACTTTTATGGTGCTTGGATTATATTATTATATAAATTCTTATAAATATAATGAACCACTGGAAAATAATACAAATACATCCAAAACGCAATGTCCTAATATGTTAATTGAAAAAGATGGTAAATACTATTTATTTAATTCTAAAAAGAAAGTTGCTTCAGGAGTAAATCCAATAACCTTTAATAATTTAGAAGAATATACTAAATTCGTAGAATGGCAAAATAATAAAAATATAAGCTGCCCTATATTATATTTACAATATTCAACTGACGCGCAAAATAATGACTTAATACAAGTAAAGTCATCGTTATTTGAAAATGAAGGTGGATTACCTTCACAACTCAAAGATTTTTTAAACAATGATTCGCAAGATGAAATTTTAGATGCTACAAAAGATAATAATGAAGTATTTAATAAAAATATGTTTAATGGTTTTGATTCGCAAAATCAAGACATTGGTTTAAATACGCCACTTGATAAAATTTTTCATCAACCAGGCAATAAAAGCGTAAATCCTATGGATCCACATTGGGGAGGCAAAAATTACACGTTAGATGCTGTAAATAGAGGCGAATTTGAAGAACGTTACGTATATAGAAAACCACACGAGCAATTAAGTGTTAAATAGTGATTATAAATTATCAATAATAGATTTAATAGAGGTAGATAATTCTGTATATTTTTTACATTTTATACAATTTTCATCGGTTTCATCTGTTAGTATATTTTCTAAATCAATAGTTTTAACAGATTTTTTATCACTTATCATAGTCATCATACATTTAGCGCACTCTAAATCACATATTTTTTTGGTATTTACAAGAATTTTCTTTGTTTCAGATTTACCTTCATTTCCACCTAATTCTTGAACTAAACCTTTTAATTTGTTATCTATTACTTTAAAAATATCATCATTTTTTTTACTAGTATCGTCAGCGGTGCTTGAAAATCCTTCTGTAACCTTACTATCCTTTTTATTATTAAAATTTTCTTTATTAGAATTTAAATTAGTAAAACTTCTAAATGATAATTGCTGTGCAGTTTTAAATTTATAATTAAAACTGAGAGAATAAATAAATATTATTAATAAAGTTAACAATCCATATGTAATAAAAGTATAATTGTTAGTTTTCATAATTAATATATTATATTATTTTATATTATTTTATAATAATATACTATTATTATAACTTAATAGTGTTAAATTAAAATAATAATATTTCTAAATTATTTGAGAGATTATGTTAGTAACAATATTATTATACAACGCTATTATTATTTGATAATATTAGAGAATAACTAGAATTTAATTTTTTTACATACGGTGTTACATTATGACTTTCACTCATTTCAATTACTTGTTCTTTCTCTACTTCTTTCTCTTTTTCTTTAATTTTAGCAAGTTTAAGTTTTCTATTTTTAGCAATTTCTAAAGCTTTTATGAGAGAATTATCAATAAGTGTTACTCTTGTATTAGCATTATAAGTAATATTACTATGCTTCATTCTCTTAAATACTAAGGACATCATTTTATTAATTTATTATAGATTTTACTAATAATAATGTTAATATTATTTTTAAATATTATTACTAAATAATTTATTTAATATTTTATTTAATATTTTATTTAATATTTTAAAAATTTTGTAAATTATTAAATAAAAATTGAAACCTTGTAAATATTTATAATTATTTAATTATTTAATTAAATAATATGATTAATAATGATACACAACTTGTTGAAACAGCATGCGAATATTCATTGAAATATGATGAGAAAACGCAAGGATTGCGCGATAAAACATATTTAGAATTAGTTAAAGAATATGGTTCAAAAATGAAATGTCCTTGTATGAATAGAACATATCCTGTTACTTCACAAGCTATAAAAAGTCATTTTAACAGTCAAAAACATGAAAATTGGGTTATTAAAAGTCAAAAACAACATATTGAGAATTATGGTCATTGTTGTTCTCCACAAGATATTGTTAATATACAAAATAAAGAATTAAGAAATTTAAAATGTTTTATTCATGAGTTAACAAACAAAAATAAAACATTAACACAAGAAAATACAAAATTAGAAGAATTAAATAAAAGTTTTCAAGATAAAATTGAAGTATTGAAAAATAAAATAACACAACTTGAAGAAGAAGAAAAATTTGTTGATTGTGATTAAATAGAAACAATCTAATTTAATTTATTTAATATTTTATAGTCTTTATAACTTATTTTTTTCTCTACATTAGAAAATGGTTTTTTTTGAATTTTTTTATTTTTTTCTTTAGCTTCTAATTTTTCTTTTGTTTTAAGCGCACTATCTATATACATTTCTTTTAAATATTTTCCAACTAAATATGACCCCTCGTGTTGATTTAATTCCCCATCTTCTATTTTTTTTAATATATCTAACACTTTTTCTAAAATATTTAAATCTAAATTATCGTTTTTTACTTTATTAAATAAATCAGTATAATTATTAAATAAAAAATTACATTGTTTAACACAAATAGCATCAAATTCATTAGGATTAGATTTGCTCAATCGTTCATATTTTTGTTTTAATAAAATCATATGTTTTACATCATTTTTGATTAGAAGACTTTGTTTTTTTGAGCGAATTTCTTCCGTACAATCATCTGTATCATTTGCTTTAATTAATGCGGCCAAGTCTAATCTTTGTTGTGAATTTAAAATTTTTGAGTCACCCATAATATTTATATTATTAGCAATTACTTTAATATTTAATATTTAATATTTACTATTTAAAATTATAAATTTTTAAATATTACATTATTTTAAATATTACATTATTTAATGGTTTTAAAATATAATTTAGTAATAGCAATATTAATAAGTTTATTATTGTTAATGTTATATTTAGGAAATTATAATTTAATAGAAGGTAATACAAGTTCACAGGTTATGGCCAATTTAGATTCACTAGTAAAAGATAGTCAAAATAAAGCAAAAGTTTTACAAAATAATAGACCTTATAATAGCGGTTGTGCTTCTAATGAAACTATGAATAAAAAAAATTCAGATACTATTTCACAAATGGGTGGAGCACAAAGTTCGGAAGCACAAACAGTTCATGGCGCCAATCAAACTCTAGCAACATTATGTTCAAAAAATAATAATTTAGATGTTTAATATTATTTGCCAACTATTAGTTTATATAAATTTATATAAACTATAAATTTATATATATTATATATATTATATATATTATATTTATAATATTTAATGGGACTAGGTGATGTAGGTAATGCTTTTTTAATAATATTAGTTTTTTGCCTAATTCAATTGTCTATAACATTTAGTGTTGGACTAGTTCAACTAAGAAATAATTGGGATAAATATAAATGTAATCCAGGAGTAACACCATTTGCTGGATTAATTGGTTTTGATCCCATTCAAACATTTCAAGAGTGCACAAAAGAAACACAAGGAACTTTTATGAAATCTTTTTTAAGTCCTGTATATGATACACTCGATAGTTTCTCAGAATTTGGAAGTGTTTTCACAGAAGTATTAGAGTCATTAAAACAAGGGACAAATCTTCAACAAGGAACTACATTTAATATTGTTGAAGATTTAGGAAATAGATTAAATATGTTAATAAGTGGATTAGGTAATACCTTTATTAGTGTAGGAGATGTTTTTGGAAAAATAGGTGCTATGATGACAGTAGTGTATAATTTAATGGGAAATGCCGTTCAATTAGGAGAATCATTGAAAGGAGACCTTCCAGGAACAGCATTTCGAACATTTACTGGAAAAAAGTTATAAAGAAACGCTAATTAATTATTTGTATTATTTGTATTATTTGTATTATTTGATAAATAAATATGTATTTTAATTTTAGTGTTCTATATTAATATGACAACTACTAATGAAAATATAGTTAACAAAATAAATAGTTATTTTGAGAATATAAGTTATAGTGAACTTTATAGTAATGATATATGGTTTACTATAATAATTTTTTTAATAGTAATATGTATAGCACTATATTTTTATATTATAAGTACTATAAAGTCATATAAAAGTTCTTGGCAGCAAAATAAATGTAATCCAGTTCTTATGCCATTTGCTTCATTAATAAATAGCGTAGAATCAAAAAACAACGAATTAGATTATACTATTAATAATTTTAATGAATGTTTAAATACATTAAATGCTGAACTAGCACAAGAAGCAAAAAAACCAATAGATAGCGTAACAAATTCTATTGAGGGAATATTCGGGTCAATTCATACAACATTTATTGAAGTTCTAGAATATGTCGCATATTTATATAATTTACTTATAGAATTTTTTAAATGGATTATGAATAAATTAGAAATTATTTTAGAAAATCTTAAATATTTTTTTATGAATACAAATGATTTCTTAGCCAAAATATTATCATCGATTACCGTAGCATTTCATACACTCACATTATTAATAAGATCATTTAGATTAATGTTTGTTATTTTTGTAATGGGATGGTTACTAACTATGGTTATACCAGCATCTATGGTGGTAGTAGGATTATTAGTTGTTTTAATGATTGTTGTCATAATATTTTCTATATTAATGAGTATTCCATTATTAGGTCCTCTTTTAGCAGCTTTACTTATAGGTGTAATAATTGCTTATACTATATCATTTTTGGTAGCCGTAATTTATTTAATAATTGTTTCGCTATTGTACGGATTATTTAATGATTTTGTTAATAAAATATTTTAAGAGTAATAATAATAATATTACTATAAGCTAATTATAGTAATAATAATATTACTATAATATAATAGTGTAATTATAAAATGACTTTTAAATTAAATAATTCAATACATAAATTCTATGAATATATATTAAAACAAGGTATACATATAAATAACAGATTAAACAAAATAAAAGTTTTTGATCACTATATATTTAAAAATAAAATAATGAAAATTTTTGTAGGTATTATTATATTTGTATTAATATTTGATAAATTTACAATAATGGTTATAACAGGTATTATCTATGGTTTTGAAAATTATAAAAATTCTTATAAACACATGTCTACAGAAAGTTATAATAATTTATTATCAAGTAATTCTGTTCAACATTATTATGATAATATTACAGAACTTTCTAAGGTTTTTAAACACCCAGAATTAAACTTAAAATCATATAATGATGTTCAAATTGATCCAGAAAAAGTATTTTTACAAGATAATAAATTTTTACCAGAATGTTGTTTATATAATACAGATTATAGCACATCTAAAGGGTGCGCTTGTATTAGTCCAGAACAACAAAATTACTTATTAGCACGCGGAACAAATAAAGCATTAATTTCATTTACCCAAGAAAACAATGATTATAAAAATATATACTTTTCTCCAACATTGACTTTAAAAAAAAATACAACTCCATTTAACACTCATACTACAGATTACATAGTTGACTATGAACCATTAAGTGTAGAAAAAAAAAATGAATTTTATAATCACATAAATATGCTGCCATAAATTTGCTAATAGTTTAAAATAATACTAAAATAAAATATTATTGTTAATATTTAAAAATATTACTTGTTAATATATAATATGAATTATTATAATATTATTTTAATATTTTTAAATATTATTTGTTCTAATGCTTTTATTTTAACACATAATGTTCGTTTAAGTAATAAAGCAAAATTATACAAAAATAAAAGAAGTGCTCTATTAATATGTGATAATGGTGATAGCAATAGTACTAGTGATAGTACTAGCGATGGTACTAGCAATAGCAAATCTTTTTATGAATTTATAAAACAACGTAATATAACATTAAATCTTGATATTAATGTTCAAGAAACTAATAATAAAAAAAACAATATTGATGAAAACTATGTAGAAAATTATATAACAAACTTTGTAGACAATTATTATAAAAACAATAGTCAAACTGAAACGCATAAATTATTAACAAGTTATAGTTCATATGAGAAATATATTAGAGAATCAACTTCTAAAGATTTAAAATTATTAACTTCTGAGGCTTCTATTGAATGGGCTAAAACATGGACTCTAGATATGATACACCAACCAAATCATTTTCCAACATTTATGTTTCAAGATATGTTTAAAATGCGTGAATTTGGAAGCATAAATAGTTCTCGAACTTATTTTTATATAGGGTTTTTTCCAAAAACATTAAATTTAAAACACGGTCCGTATTATGTTGGCGCATTTGAATTACAACCTGGCAAACGACATTTTATAACGCACGCAATAATACAAAATCCATATTATTATAGTAATAATAATTTTGATACTACTAAATTTGTTGAGTTTAAGAGAGAATTACTTGCTTTGTGTAGAGATGCTAGTGTGTTTTTACAATTTTCTAATCTTAAAAATACAAAAGATGAGAGATATTATTTTAGTTGGTTATATGATGAATAATTTAAGTCAAATAAAATTACTTTTTTAATAAATATATATTATATAATATTTTAATACTATATACTATGCCAAAAACATATAAAAGAAAGAATATAAAAAAAAAACACTATGCTAAAAAAAATAAAACAAAAGCAGGTTATCTAGGTCCAGCATCTACTAGAGCATTATTAGCATCAATAGAAACAACGGCACAACACCGCATTGCCGAAATAACACAATCCATAGCTAGAATAGCTCCAACTCTTATTATTAAAGTAGGACAATATAAAGCTTTTATAAATAGCGTATTTACATCATATGAATATAAACGTAAAAATATTCCATCTGTGTTACTAACTATGATAACTCAAATTCGTGCTGTTTTAGAAAGAGTTAATCATTTGCTAAGATTTCATACTGAACCAGGATTTTTACAACGCGAATTAGCAATAAATGGTTATAATGACATAGTAGCCTTTATAGGATTAACAATAGATAATATGGAAGATTTAGAAGATCGTATGCGAGACTATACACAAAATGCTCTAGATGATTATAGAGGGACACAATTAGGTGTTGAAACACAACCTACTATGAGAAATAATACAACACGTAGAACAGACGCAATAGTAAGACCTCCGCGTACTACAAGAGCACAAGCACTAACTAGAAGAACGCGAAGCTATTAAACTAATTAAGTGTATGCTAAAAAAAAATTGATAATATATATATTAATATATAAGCAATAATATATATTATATTATTATTATGACCAATATTATTAATGAGTTAAAGAAGAAAGGAATTGAATGGGTCAAAGAAATATTACAAGGATCTATTACATACACTAAACCTGGATCACTAACATATTTGTTGAATGGATCCAAACCAAGTGAACAATCTTTTAATATTAAAATGGGAAGATTTGGTGAGTTCATGGCAAAATATTTAATAATGTGTAATCCTAATTTTGAATTATTACCTTGCGGAATTCAAACTATTAATGAAAAAAACAAGGATATTGATTTAATATTTAAAGATGAATTAAACAAAATTATTTATTATCGCGAATTAAAAGCAAATATTGAACTTGATACAGAAAAACTTCCAGCAACAATAAATAAATGTAAAGAAATAGAAGCCTCGTTAAAAACAACACATAGTATTTATACTATTAATTGTGGAATACTAAATTGGAGTGTTTATAATCGAGAAATATTGACATCCGGGCTATCAAATATACACTCATTTGAAAAAGCAGGAATTAAAATAGATCATATGGAAGATTTCTTAACATTAATAAATATTACTTGGCCAGTAGCAGATTTTAATGATTATTTTAGATACCTAGGAAGCTTGAAAGATGCTAAAAATAAAGAATAAAATAGCTGCGCGGCATTTCTTTAAATCCTTTTTTATATATATTAAACGCGCGACTTTTAATAGTTCTTAATAACTAAGTGTTTTGTATTAATTTCATCACCAACACGACCATCATATAGTTTAAATCTATAATTTTTATCATATTCATCAACAATATAATCTTTATATAGTTCTTGAATAAAAGTGGTTTTTCCAATTACCATAAGACATTTTATTTTTGTTTCCTTAAATAATTTGGCTAGTTTTTCTTGTTCTTTTTTTCCAAATTGACAATATCCATAGTCAGTAAACTCACTATCATATGGTGGATCTAAAAACATAAAGTTATTTTCATCATTATAATTTTCAAAAATATATTCAAAACTTTTACATAATATTTGTGTTCTTGATAATAAAGTTTCGTAATCTTTATTATTTAAAGCTTCATAATTAATAGTTTTATAACGCCCAAATGGAATATTAAATTTGCCATTTTTATTATATCTTAGCATTCCTCTGAAACAAGTTTTTCTTTGATAATAAAATCTTTGCGCATTTGTAAGGGGGTTATTAATAACCATGTTATCTCTCACGTTATAATACATTTCTTCATTATTAGGAGTTTGTTCCATAAATTTATATATTTCATTTGATTTACCTTGTCCAATTATACTATATAAATCAATTAATTCACTATGGACATCACTAATAACTGCATTTTTTGGATTTGAATAAAAATATAAGGCACCACCACCAATGAATGGTTCCAAATAAATATTATAATTAGAGGGAATATGATGTTCAAAATATTTAATTTCGTCTGCTTTGCCTCCGCTCCATTTAATAATAGGTTTTAAATGAATAGTATTAGCTTCTTTAACTTCTTTAACTTCTTTAACTTCTTTAACTTCTTTAACTTCTTTAACTTCTTTAACTTCTTTAACTTCTTGTAATAAAGTAATAATTTCATTTTTATTTTTTTTAGTATATCCTTTAATATTTAATTGTTTACATAAAGTAATTAATTCTTTACAAGTTTTTTCTTTGTAATCCATTATAATTTTTTATATTATAATAATAACATTATAATATAATTTCAATTTTTATATTTATTTCTTTTTATAAAAAAAATTTTTTTATAATCCCTAATAAAATTGTATTAAACATACATACCATATGGAATGTCTTTTGTTGTGCCTTTATTAATTAAATCATCAACCATTTGCTTAGTTAATATACAAGGAAAACTAATCTTATTTTTTAATTTTAAACCTTCACTATTTTCAAATAAATTTATATTAGGTTTCATTAATCTATATAAATTTAATTTCTTATACACAATTTCTAAGCATCGTTTTAAATTACGAACGCCATCCTCTTTTTCTGTAAATTCATTAATAATGTATTCTAATATTTCATCACTAAAAACAATAGAAGTGCTGTCAAACTTTATTTCGTCTCTAATTTTTGGTAATAAATAATCTTTGGCAATAATCAATTTGTCTTTGGTTTTGTAACCTGTTGTTTCAATTTTATACATTCTATCTTTTAAAATAGGATTAACCAATGTTTCATCATTATAACTGAAAATGAATAATGCTTTTGACATATTAATACTAATTTCCGAAAAATATTTATCACTAAACTTAGTATTTTGTGTGCTATCTGTTAAGTGTGTTAATACACCAGTAATTTCTTGTCCTTTAAAGGAATCGCTTAATTTATCTAATTCATCAAATAATATAACCGGATTCATACATCCGCACTGAATTAGTATATCAATAATTTTTCCATGCTTACTGCCTTCATATGTATAATCAAACCCATCTAAAAATCCTGAATCTCCACAACCACCAAGCGCAACAAGCGCAAAAGGTCTATTTAAAATTTTGCTAATACCTTCTTTAATTAATGTTGTTTTTCCAGTTCCAGGAGGTCCTTTAATGGCAATAGCACAACCAACTGCGTTTGGATTTACTAACCAAAGACCAATCATTTGCATAATTTGTATTTTAGCATCTTCTAATCCATAAGTAACACTATCTAATATTTTTTTAGAATTTTCCATAAAATCGTGACATTGTTCAATACCATCCGCAAAACTAATTGGTAAATTATTATATTTATTAAATGGAATTTTTAAAAATGCATCTACCCAAGATTTAATTTTATAATATTCACTATTTCCATAAGAACCCATAGAACGCATTGTATTAATTTTTCTCAAAGCACATGCTTTATATTGGTCTGGAATATCAAGGTCAACCAAATGAAGTAAATAAGGTTTGCTAATAGTTGTTAATTCTTTAAGTTTTTCTAATTTGGAAATAGCTTCTAATTGTAGATTTTTTGATAAACATTTTTTAAAATATTCCGACTCTTTTTCTTCATTATTTAAAATTTTTTCAAATTTTTTATAATTTTTATTAGATATTTTTTGTGGTGCTGGTATAATAGTATCTTCATTAGTCATAGTAATATTTTCTTTTTTTACATTTTTATTTTTTTTACTTTTATTCTTGCCTTTTTCGTCATCATCATCATCATCATCATCCTCATCCTCATCCTCATCTTCATTATCATTCTCATTCTCATCATCCTCATCATCCTCATCACAATATTTATTTTTGACATAACACATTTTAGGAAATAATGAATTACTTATTTGGTCTGAGTTAGTACTTTCATTATTATAAATGTTATTTTTTCCTTTCTTTAAATTCAAAATAATATTAATATTTTTTTCAGAACCTTTAACATTGTCAAATATTTTTTTAAATCCATGTGTTAATAAACTTTTCTCATACTTAGTAGTATCATCATCGTCATCATCATCATCAGTGTTATTATTGTTTTCATCATCCAAATAATTATAATTATTTTCTTTTTTCTTTTTAGAAATTTTTCTGGATTTTTTAATAACCTTATTGGAAAATAAATTATTTGAATTACATGGACTAATTACAAAATTACTATCGCACTTTTTATGACGCTTATTAGCAATAGTTTTTTTTACTTCATCAATATATTTATTTTTACTATAATGCGATGGATATAAGTCATTCAAAAATTTATAATAATCAAGTTTATTTAATTTATTAACATTATTTTTATTATTTGACATATGTTTATCAGAGTCGCCAGATTCTGAACTACTATTATTGTCTTTTGAACTTGAACTATTTGTATCATCATCAGTATCACTATCACTATCATTATCAATAGTTATATAAGATTTAAGTTGACGACCATTATGACGACCTTGATAATAATCATCTTCATAATCATCATCATTATTATCATCATTATTGTCACCAATATAAAGGAACGGAGTAAGAGTGCCTGTCTTAATTCTAGTATTATATTTATGTGGCATACTATTTATAGTATTTATTATTATTAAATAATAATCAATTTTATAATTTAATAATGTTTTTAAATATTATTAAAAATACAAAAAAAATTAAACAAAAAATTAAATAAAAACTATAAAGGCATTATAAAATTAAAAATTGAATAAATATTATTTAAATATTATTTAACTATTATAAAAGAATGACTGATTTTGAAAATAAAAAACCATCTAAAATCATCGGTATTCAATTTAGTATTTTAAGTCCACACGAAATACAAAAGGGTTCCGTTGTTGAAATTACAAACAGAGATACTCATATAAATAACAAACCGGTTTTAGGTGGATTATTTGATCCACGAATGGGAGTTTTAGATCCTGGAATGATTTGTCCAACAGATGGTCTAGATTATGTTCAGACACCAGGATATTTTGGTCATATTAATTTATCTAGACCAGTTTATTATATTCAATATTTATCAACTATTATGAAAATATGTAGATGTATATGTATTAAATGTAGCAAACTGCTTATTGATAAGGAAAAATACAATTATTTATTAAAATTAAATGCTGAAACACGATGGAATAAAGTATTTACATTAGCAAGTAAAAAACATCGTTGTGGTGAAGATTCGCATAATGGTTGTGGGTGTTTACAACCAAAAATTAGAAAAGAAGGTTTAGCAACTATTATTGCCGAATGGAATGATAAAGAAGAGGAATTTAATAATTATGATTTTAAAAAAGAGGATACAAAAATGACTATGAAAGTTATTCCAGAAATGATGTTGAAGATTTTTAAAAAAATTTCAGATGAAGATGTAAATTTTATGGGATTTAGTCCAATTTGGTCGCGCCCAGAATGGATGATTTGTCAAGTTTTAGCAGTTCCACCACCACAAGTAAGACCTTCAATTAAGCATGATGCTCAGCAACGAAGTGAAGACGATTTAACACATATTATTATTAATATTATTAAGGCAAATAAAATGTTACAAGAAAAAATAGAGCAAAATTCGGCATCAAATGTAATAGATGATTGGACTACTGTTCTTCAATATTATATTGCTACATTGGTAGATAATAAAATTCCAGGTGTGGCTGCGGTTGCTCAACGCTCAGGACGTCCATTAAAAGCAATTAAAGAAAGATTAAATGGCAAAACAGGGCGTGTTAGAGGAAATTTAATGGGTAAACGTGTTGATTTTAGTGCTCGTTCAGTTATTACACCAGACCCTAATTTATCTATTAGTCAATTAGGTGTGCCATTAAAAGTTGCCAAAAATTTAACAAAACCTATTATTGTTACCTCTAAAAATAGAAATTATTTGCGCAAATTAATTTTAAATGGTCCCGATGAGTATCCCGGAGCAAAAATTTATGAAAGAAAAAACGGAGATTGTATTAGTTTGCGTTATGTTGATCGTGAGTCTATTAATTTAGAATTAGGTGATATTGTTCATCGTCATATTTTAGACGGTGATGCCGTGCTTTTTAATCGTCAACCAACTCTTCATAGAATGTCAATGATGTGTCATATTGCAAAAGTAATGATGAGAGGAGACACTTTTAGAATGAATGTTGCTGATACAAAACCGTATAATGCTGATTTTGATGGGGATGAAATGAATTTACATATGCCACAAGATGATGAATCTGAAATTGAACTTAAAACTTTGGCCGCAGTAAAATATCAAATTATTAGTCCGGCAAATAATAAATCTATTGTTGGTATTTTTCAAGATTCATTATTAAGTACTTATTTATTTACACGAGAAGCTATTAATTTTAACTCTCGCACATCAATGAACTTAATGGCGCATCTTAAAACTATTGATTTGAAAAAAATAAATTTTGATGAAGCAACACGAAGCAGTTTTTCATTATTAAGTCAAATTATTCCAAATATTACTTTAAAATATAAAACAAAGCAATATAATGAAAGAGAAGATTATAGCAAATCTAATAATGTTTTAGAAATTAATAAGGGAACAATTAAACGTGGTCATATTGAAAAAAGTATTTTAGGCGATACAACACGAGGATTAATTCATAGGATTTATAATGATTATGATGTTGATGCCGCGTGTGATTTTATTAATAATTTACAAGACATAGTCACTGAATATATGAAAGTTCATGGTTATAGCGTGGGAATTAGTGATCTTATTGCGGATAAAGAAACCAATGATAAAATTAATGAAACTATTAATAAGAAGAAAATAGAGGTCAAATCTTTAATAGATGAAACACATTTAGGTATTTTTGATAACAAAACTGGGCGCTCTAATGTAGATGAATTTGAAACACGTATTAACAATATTTTAAACAAGGCATCTTTTGAGGCAGGTAAATTAGGTCGTGAAAATTTAAATAGTTCTAATCGTTTTGTTATTATGGTAAACGCAGGTTCTAAGGGAAGTGATTTAAATATATCACAAATGATTTCATGTTTAGGACAGCAAAACGTAGATGGAAAACGAATTCCTTATGGGTTTGAAGATAGAACATTACCCCATTATACTAAATATGATGATTCTCCAAACGCACGTGGATTTGTGGAAAATTCGTTTATTGAAGGATTAAATCCAGACGAATTATTCTTTCATGCTATGGGTGGTCGTGTAGGTTTGATTGATACAGCATGTAAAACTAGTCAAACAGGATATATTCAGCGACGATTAATTAAAGGATTAGAAGATTTAATGGTTCATTATGATATGACTGTTCGCAATAACAAGAATAAAATTATTCAATATAGTTATGGTGGTGATAATTTTGATCCAGTAAGAGTTGAGTCACAACAAGTTCCATTTGTAAATATGACTATTGAAGAAATTTATGGTCATTATCAAATGCCAAATGATTATTCTAAAGACTCACTTTATGGAACATTGTATACAAAACAGGCATATAGCAAATTTAAGAGGCAAAAAACAGAATTAGATAAAAAGTGTAAATATTACATTGATTTTATACTTAAAGCGCGCGATGATGTAATTGAAAAAATATTTAATCGTCTTTATAAACCATCTGTCAATGTGCCAGTATCATTTACTCATATTATTAATAATATTGCTGGCAACCAAGAAGAAAATGTAATCATAGATATTACACCATTAGAAGTCTTTGAAATTATTGAAGCTAATTTTGAAAAATTGAGTTTGTTAAACTATTGTAAACCAAATGAATTATTTAAAGTATTATACTACTATTACTTAAGTCCTAAAGATTTATTGATGCATAAACGATTAACACGTAAATCTGTTGATATTTTAATAACAATAATAAATAATGCGTATAAGAAAGCACTTGTTGCACCAGGAGAAATGGTTGGAATGATTGCGGCACAAAGTATCGGTGAACCTACTACACAATTAACATTAAACACATTTCATTTTGCCGGTGTTGCTTCAAAATCTAATGTTACTCGTGGTGTTCCTCGTATTGAAGAAATATTATCGTTAAGTGATAATCCAAAGAGTTTATCGTGCACCATTTATTTAAATAAATTGGATTGCTATGACCAAAATAAAACTAAAGCATATATTTCTAAGATTGAGAATACAAAATTACGCTCGCTTGTTGAATCAATTGAGATTTGTTTTGACCCCGATGATTTAAATACATTAATCAGTGAAGACATTGATTTAATGAAAGAATATAATGAATTTGAAAAATTATTAGACGATTGTAATTCGAGTTATGATAGTAGCAAAGATAAATCAAAATGGATCATTAGAATATATATGAATAAAATAGAAATGTTAGATAAAAATATTACTATGGATGACCTACATTTTGCTTTAATGAATAGTTATAATAATTTAACATGTATGTATACTGATTACAATTCTGAAAAATTGATTTTTAGAATTCGCATTAATAAAAATCTTCAATTATTAAAGAAAAAGAAGAATAAAAATGTATTGGAGTCACTTGACCAAAGCGACGAAATATATTTATTAAGAAATTTACAAGATGAGTTGTTAGACAACTTGATTTTACGTGGAGTAAAAAATATTGACAAAGTAACATTACGTAAAATCACAGACAATTTTGAGGAAATTGATACAAAATATGTTAAAAAAGATTTGTGGGTATTAGATACATTAGGCACTAACTTATTAGATATTTTAGCACTCGATTTTGTAGATAAAACACGAACTACATCAAATCATATTATAGAAATTTATGAAACATTTGGTATTGAAGCTGCTAGGCAAAGTATATTTGATGAATTTTCAGAGGTTATTGAGTTTGATAGCACATATATTAATTATCATCATTTAATTATGTTGGCAGATAGAATGACTTGTAATGATAAGATGGTTTCTATTTTTAGGCATGGTATTAATAATGATGATATTGGTGCTATTGCTAAGGCTTCTTTTGAAGAAACTCCAGAAATGTTCTTAAAGGCAGCAAAACATGGCGAGTTAGATAATATGAAAGGTGTATCGGCAAACATTATGTGTGGACAACAAGGATATTATGGAACCAATTGTTTTAAAGTATTGGTTGACAATGACTTCTTAATGACTATTAAACCACAAGAACCTTCTACACATAGCGAAGAGGAAAGCGATGAACAAGCATTATTAAATCAAATAAGCAGCGAAACTCCCAATGAATGTAGCACAAATAGTTTACTTATTGAGTCAAGTGTTGCTTCTATTAAAAATATTAATAATGGAACAAGTAATGATTATGAATTAGATTTTTAAATATTTCATTTACTAAAATGGGGCAAATGTTATAAATAGTAAAAATTTATAACATTTTTTATTTTTTAAAATAGTATTAGATTTTTTCACAATTTCCAGTTTCTTTATTTTTACGAGTTCCATTTGGACAACGTTTTTGTTTTATTTTTTCGGTTTGTTTTTTTACTTTTTGTTTAACTTCTTGTGGTTTTACTTCTTGTGGTGTAACTTCTTGTGGTTTTACTTCTTGTGGTTCTTCTAGTGCTTGTTGTTTTACTTGTTCTTGTTTTTCTAGTTTTTTCTGTTTTACTTGTTCTTGTTTTTCTAGTTTTTTCTGTTTTACTTGTTCTTGTTTTTTATCGTTTAAACCATAATTATTGATATAGTTACCCAAAACGTCTTCATAATTGTTAATAGTATATTTTATTTTACTAGATAACTTATATTCATTACTATCTTGTAAATCTTTCTCAACATTAAAATCAACAGATGAAGAATTTATAAGTAATTTATAATTATGTAATTTTTTACGATCATACAAACTGCGATTTTTAATAAAAAAATAATTATTAGTTCTACTTAGATTAAATATAATAAACTTTTCTTTTGTAATAGTTAAATCAATAATAGTATTACATAATAATATTATGGGTAAGTCATATTCTTTTGATAGTAAATATATATCAATGTATGTCACATAATATTCACTGCTTAATACGCGTTCTTCAAACATAGTTAATTTTTTTGTAGTTATTTTTTCATTTACAACTTCTTCCATAATTACTTTTTTATTATTTTTTAATAAAATTTCACATAAAGAATTGAAATTATTATTATTTTTATATAAACTAATTAATTTTTGTTTTAATAGATCTATAGTTAAATTAATAAACTCTTTATTATGATATTTGATTATTATTAAAATTAATTGGAAAGAACAAATTCTATCATTTAAATTATCTAATGAATATCTCAATTGATGAATAGTAGTTTTAAAATTAGATTTAAATCCTTCTGTTATTATATTAACGTCAAAAAGCGGACATTTATAGTTTTTATCTGTAAAGGTATTTAATAAAATTAATTTTTTATCTAATTCCAATTCTTCATTTTCTGATAAAATTTCCTCTTCCTCTTTTTCTTGTTCTTGTGCTTGTTCTTCATCTTGAACTTCATCTTTAACTTCATCTTCTTTATCTTTATATTCATCAATTTCTTTACCTTTAATAGTACTAACTTCTATTACTAATTTTTCTGCTTTTTCTTTTTTTACATTTTTTAAATTTAAAATTTTATCTGTATTTTCAAATCCCAATGTATCAAATGTATCAATAGTACTAATATAATTATTATCTTTATTACTATACGGTAAGTCTTTAAAGAATTCTGGTGTTAATGATGATTGAAATAATAGAAGTTCATTGCTTATAATATTATATTCTACTGAACCATAACTATAAACGTTACTATTTTCAAAAATAAAATTTTTGAATTTGTTGTATCTAACAAACTCATCGGATAAACGAGTATAATATAATTCTTCGTTTTTTTCTTTTTTATCTTTATCAATTAAATTGATTCTTGGTATTATTAACGAACAACTACTATTTATTTTTTTACAAATTATATTTGGGCATTTTTCATCATCAAAACACGAAGATAATTTTATATTATTTAAAATAGGTTCCATATCTGAAAATATAATATAATTAGTTCCTATGCTTTTCAATATACTATAAATATTTGAAAGCTTATCTAAATATAACATTGAATTATTATTTATTATTCGCAACAATTCATTTTTCTTTTTATTATTTGTGTTAATATTTAATATTTTTTTAAAAGTGTTTTTAAAATTATTATAAAATAATGTTTCCAATTTAATATTATTTATTAACTCGTTTTGAGTATTAGTTTTATAATATTTTGTTTGTATTTCTTTATCGACAAAAATATAATCCTTGTTATTTATTAATGTTAAGTCGTCCTCATTATTTTGCTCTGGTTTGCTTAATCTAACAAATTGATTACCTAATGTAAGAATACCAACTATTACTTGTTGTTCTTGTATTTTATATAGTGGATTACATTTAATTTTATATTCACTTTGGTAGTATATTTTTTTTAATAATTCTTTTGTATTAATATAATCATTATAGTATTCATCAGGCATTTCATCTATTAGTTTGTATGAAATTTGTTCATAAGTACTTGATAATGCCGATGGATAACATGGAATAAACCCTTTTTCAATATAACCATTTTCATTTGCTTTTTTTATTGTTACTCCAATAACTTTATTATTATAATCAATAATTTGATTAGTAATTTCATATTTAAGTTTTATTAAAATATTAATAATATTATCCAATGAAATATTTGGTGTAAAATTATAAATTGAACTAGCATATTTTTTTGTATCTATTTTACTAATACAATTAATATTTATTTCTTTACTAATTTTATTTAAAATTTCTTTGAAATTTTTCAGGGAGCCATCTTCTTTTTCTTCTTTAGTACTAGCAAAAGTAAATTCTTTTACAAAATCATAATTAGTAATAGTATTATTTATTAAATAAATAGGTTCAAAATGCTCATCTTTTTTAATTAATAATAAACTTTTTTTCTTTATATCTAAAAATTCATCACTATAATTATGTTTAGGGCATATAATTTTAATATTATCTGTCGCATCTTCGCTAGTAATATCTAATATAATTAAGTTTAACCCTTTTGGAAAAAGTAAGGGATTTTTTTTACAAATAATATCCCATAAATAAGTGTAATCAATTGTTAAATTGCTTTCTAAATAGTTTTGGAAATTTTCAAAACTATTAATTATTTTTTTAAACAATATTATTTTGTCATCATAATTAGTCTGAGTTTCACTTGAACCTATTATAATTTCTTTATATAATTTACTCGATTTATATTTATCAATGGCTATTGTACTACTATGTGTATTAAAATTTTTAGAAATAAAAATATGTGGTAAATTACCATTATTATATTTTATAAAACTATCAATAGTAATACTATTTTTAATAATAGTTTTCATTTCGTTAATAGTAACTGATTTTTCATTATTTAATATTGCCGTTTCATATAAATCAGCAATACATCCAATAAAAGATTGATTACTGCTATTTTCTACTCCATAACGCAATAAACATTTATGATTTGTCTTTAATAAATTGGGTGCTTGTTTTGTTACACAATCTAAATTATCAAATTGTAATAATTTTTGAATACTTAATGGAAGAAAACCCAACTTTTTCTTTTCTAATGGGAATTTTTCTGGTCCTTTAATGTAATTGAAATTTTCTTTTTTTTCTTCAGGATTAATTTTATAATCTAAATTTAAACATTTATCACGGCGTTGTTTTTGTTGTGGTTTATCCCATAATTTATTATTAAAGCAACAAGGTAAACAAAAACTATTTTTATTAATAATTCTATTATGTTTTTCGTCTAAAAATCCAGGAACATGATTTATATAATTTCCTTTTTCATCAAGATGATGTTTTGGATCAGTAAATTCCATTATTTTTCCATCCTTATTTTTTTTGGTAATAATTTTTTCTTTATCAACTTCTTCCTCTGATAAACTAACGTTGTTTTCTAAATCCCAGTATCTTGGACATATGTAGTGGTAAGTTGTTCCTTCTTTTGTTCCATATGGGAAACTTTCTGTATATGATTTTGTTTTAAGTTTTTTATCTTTTTCATCTATAATATCTTTTTCTTCTTGTGTTAATATTACAGGTTGTTTTTTTACATTTGCTTGACATAATCGTGAATATTCGGTATAAAATTTATTTTTATCGGTGCTAAATAATGTTGGTTCTTTATTTATTAATCGCTTTAATATTGGATTACTTTTTTCTGAAAATTCTTTAAAACCTTCTTCTTCATCTTCCTCTTTTTTTAAATTATCTGTTATTTCTTCTTTTATTGTTTGTGCTTTGATTGGTTCTTTTTCATCTTCTACTATGTGGTCTTTGTCTTCTAGTATGTCATCTTCGTCTTCTACTATGTCTTCTATATTTATTTTTTTTGCCAACTCATCAGAAAGATCGTTATTTTCTTCATCTTCCTCTTTGTCTTCCTCTTTATCTTCATCGTCATTTTCATCTTCTTCTTCATCTTTATTGTCGTCTTCATCTTCTTCATCATCTTCATTTTCGTCTTCATCGTCGTCCAGTAATATATTTAATAAATCATTATTCATTGAACTTGTTTCGTCGGTTTCGTCATTTTCTAACAAATGAGCAACATTTTTAATAATTTCTTGATTTTCAGGTATTTCAGTTACTTCTAATTTTTTTTCTTCGACTTCTTCGCGTGGTGTTATTTTTTTACACATATTTTTTATAGTTTGCTCCAAAGAACTATCTTTTACTTGATTAAACAAAATTTTAACAATAGAATCAATATACACATCCAAAGTTTTTAAATAATTAATAGCATCAATATTTTCTATAGTAATTGAGAGATTAGTTGAAGTAGTTTTTTTAAATGTTGTTAAAAATCCTGGGTTGTTTTTAATAGATAATTTTTTATAATTAAATGTATTTTGAACTAATTTTAAAGAGTTAATTACACTTATTAACTTTGACCTCGATTCTTCATATGATAATTTATAATTTTCTTCTAATTTGCTTAATATTTCGGTTTCTGTAAATTTTTGTTTAATAAGTTCAATTATAAATGAATTTTCTGAGTTCATTAAACTAAAATTCGACACATGTTTATAACGCAGTATTATATCTTTTGTATCGTCTTTTGAATTAACATTAAATAAAAAATATATACAATTACTAATATTTTTTAAACTAAGACTTCCTTTAACATTAATATTATAAACATAGTTAATAGAATTTATTTCAATATTAGAACTAGTTAATTTGTCAAATAATTCAATAGTATTATTAACAATTAAACTTTTAATGAATTTAATTATGGCATTCACATTATTAGCAATTAAAATATTTATATTTTCATTTTCAATACTTATAATATTTTTAAAGTTAATTTTTACATTAATAATACCACTATCTTCTAATTCTATTAAAAATTCATTTACATTATTTATGAATAATTCTTCTTTTGAGTTAACATAAAATGTTATAGTGTGAGCTTTACCTAAAAATTTAGCATACTTTAATATTAACGTTTTACTAAGCATTGGTATTTTTTTATTATTAATTATTTTATCACAATAAAGGCGATATAAATTTTCTAATTTTTTACCCGGATTGTATTTAATAAATGGATATAATTCACTGCTGTTAAATAATTTAAATATTGTTTCTAATGAAATATTTGAATTAATGGTACTATGAATATTTATATTCATAGATTTTACTCCTTTATTTTCATATTTTAACGCACTTGAATTTGAGTAAACTGCTTTTAAAAAATAAAGAAACTCATTTTTTCTTTTAAAATTTTCATCATTAAACAATTCATTACTTTTTTTTACTAATTCTGTTTTTTGTGTAATAAAATCTTTTGTATTAATTATATTTTTTGAATATAATAATTTAAAATATATTTTAATTAATAATTCATCATCTTCAATACTATTTTTTATATTAAAAAAATTACTTGCCAAACATACATATATTGTGTTAGATATATTGTATTCAAATAACATATTATAATTATTTATAGAAATAAGATCACTCGATTGTTTTGTTAGACTATTTTCATAATTATAAGGATTAACAACAAAGTTTTCATGATATTTTATAAAACTTTGTCCTAATGATTTATATTCATTAATATTTGTAATAGTAATAAAATTAATGTCATCATAAAGATAATGCTCTTTAATTTCTAACTCGTTTAAAATTGTAAACCCTTCATATATATTTTTAAAATAGTTTATCAACATTTTACGTGTTAAATCATTTTTATTATTGTTTGTTAAATTATTAAATAATTCGAGTTTATTTAATATTGATGGTGCTAATCCATACATATAAATTTCTTCAAAACAAATTTTTTCATCTTCGTTAACAGTTTCATTAATAGCTTGAATAAATTTTAATTTTATTGTTTCAATAGTATCATCACTATTTATAACATTATCAACAAAAATAAGTTTGCTACTAAATGTATTTATATATATTAAATCGTTTTCGTTAAAATCTTCTATAAAATATTGGCGATAGGCATCACTTTTTAAAAAAATATGAGGATCGCTATAATTAATATTTAATTCTTTAACATTAGGTAAAGTTGATTGACTTGATTGAGTTGGCAAATATTTATTCTTAATAAATAAATATAATGTATTATATTGATTATTACTATTAATATAAAATTTAAATATATTTGACATTTATATAAATATAAGAGTATAATTTTATATAAATATGATTGTAAATATTATAGTTGCCTATTGTAAAAATAATGGAATTGGCAAAGACAATATGCTATTATGGAATATTAAAGAAGATATGGCAAAATTTAAAAGATTAACTACTGGAAATAAAAATAATGCTATTGTTATGGGGCGAAAAACATATGAAAGTTTAAATAATGTAAATGGATTAGCAAATAGAGATAATTTAATTTTGTCTAAATCTCTCCATATTGATAAAATAAATACTACAAATATTATTAAAACATTTGAAAGTTTACAAAATCTAGAAACTTTTGTAAAGTCAAAAAATTATGATGAAGTATGGATTATTGGTGGAGAAGAAATATACAAATTGTTTTTAACTAACCACAGTAATAAAAATACTATTTTTGCTATTAATGAAATAATTATTACTTATCTAGAAAAAGAGTTTGAGTGTAATAGTTATTTTCCTAATTTGGAAGACTATACAAAAATTTATAATTTATATTTTTATAGTAAAAACATGATTAAAATTAAAGATACAAGCATTAATTATAATATTTATGACATTGTATATAAATTTTTATAACTATTAAAATAATTTATTAAAATAATTTATTAAAATAATTTATTAAAATAATTTATTAAAATAATTTATTAAAATAATTATTTTACATCATAATAAGGATTGTCGCTTATATTCATACCACAATAACGAGCCGGTTCTTTTTTATAATCAACTGGATTATAAATATTTATTTCTTTTGCCTCTGTAATCATAAATTTAAAATTATTCCAAAATTCATCATTATGACCTATTGATTTTGTAGCAATGTGACTAACTTCATGTAAAGCAACATACATTAATGTATTCATATCAATTAAGCGTCCTTTGCTATTTTTTTCAGTATCCAAACAAAATGCCAATTTTTCACCTTTATTTTCGCTATATGCAGTAAATTCACTAGTAGGCAAAGTTTCATATATTTTCTTTGGATTGTAACCTTTTACTAGTCGTCGAACATTTTCTTTATCAGGATATTTTTTTGATAAATGATTTACTAATTTATTTAAATTATTGTTTACGTGTGCCAATCTATCGGCTGCCAATTCTAATTTGTTTCTATCGCGAACACAATATTTATTACCATTTACATCTGATATAATACATCTTAAATTAAAACTATCACTATTAAAATATAATTTTGAAGCAACTATTACAATAAATATGACAATAACAATATTAAAAATGTTATTATTAAATAATGTGTTCATTAATATTAAATTTTATAATAAAATTTACAAAATTTAATAAATGTATGAACTTTTACGAAGTATTAAACTATTATCTAAGAGCCAATTTCTAATGTTTTTCTAAATTGGTCTCCTTCAATAGTAGAAATATTCCAAGGGCAATTTGTATTCATTCTTGGATTTGGGGGTTCTGATCTTAATTGTAAATTGGGGTTTCTTAAACTTGATCCTTGTGTATTAATTCCTGTTAATTGTGTAGGATTTAATAAACTTACATTTCTTAAATCGGCATTTCCTACAGGATTCATATTTGCCCACGAATTATTTGTATCATTTGGTAATAAATCAGATGGATTAGATGCTTGTCTACTCATTACATTGCTATCAGATGAAACAGCAGGAACATTATTTTGTTGTCCATTAAATGATGGCGCAGAACCTTGATTTGGTACAACATCTGAAAATACTAAATTCGATGGTCCAGATGTCATTGGTGATTGATATATATTTTTTTGTTCAGAATAATTAAAGAGGGCAAAACCAACAACTACTAAAGTAATAATTCCTAAAATGTATTCCGGTTTAATTCCTTTTGGAAACTTCTTCATAACACTCATTTTATATAAAATAAACAATAAAAAATTTTCAATAATATTTAATTAATTTAATATTAATATTAACATTAACATTAAATAAAAAATTAAAAATTATTTTAATATTAGTATTAAAATTATTTTAATAGAAAAAATAATACTAATTAAGATTTAATAATTCATTTTCTTCGTCGCTCGATGAATCATCAAGAATAGTATTTAAATTATATTTCACTTTAATATTTTTTGCTTCTAAAAATGCTTCAATTGCGTTCTTTCTTATTTCTTTTGCCTTTTGCTTGGCTTTTTTATATATTTCTAAATATATTGTTTCATGTGTTTTTAATTCAATCGGTTCCGTATTTTCAGCAATAGTATCTAAATTATTTAATTCAATAGAACCATCATTATTACATTCAATTGTTTCTAAACTATTAATTAAATATTTGAAAGAATTATTTTCACTATTACTATTGGAATTTTCTTTTACGTCATTTGTTATTATTTTTTCAGATGTCTCTAAATACTCTAGATTATTTTTTTCTAACTTAGTTTCTTTTGTTTCAATGTCTTCATTGTCTTCTTTTGTTTCAATGTCTTCAATGTCTTCATTGTCTTCTTTTGTTTCAATGTCTTCAATATCTTCGTTGGTTTCAATTGTTTCAATGTCTTCTTTTGTTTCATTGTCTTCTTTTGTTTTATTATTTGTTTTACTGAAATTCATTTCTTCTTTATTTAATTTAATTAGTATTTGATTTTCAAAGCAATCAGACGGATATAAAACCATAAATTGCACTAAAACAACATCAATAATAAAAGTCGATTTTGAAAATTTTATACCATTTATATTTAGTAATGGTATTAACTCATTATTTACATCATAATCTGTTAAACTTAATTTTTTTTCATTTTCATCGTATACAATAAGTTTGTCTTGTTTTATATTTGCTTTAATTAAAAACTTTTTCCCTCCTTTATATGACCTCATAATAGGTGTTATATATTCTTGTATATCCTCATTTGTTATATTATCGGAATCATAAAACCATAGCGCTTTATTTTTACATATTTCTTGAACACAAAATTCTTCTAAATTTTCAAAAAATTCGGCAACTAATTTTTCATTACTATTAAATTCTAGTTCGCAAAAACATTTATTATTTGAATTAATAATTCCATGCTTTGTTTTACATTTAGGAAGTTTAATATAAAAATTTTTGTTACTATTATTATTATATATTTTGCTAAAATAATTGTTTGCGTTTATTAAAGATGGATTTTCTACTTTTAAATTATTAAAAGCAAAATTTTCTGTAACATTATAAATTAGAGAACTCATCTATTAATTTATATTTAGCGTTAGAAAAATGAATTAAATTTTCCACGCATATTTTAATATAAAATATTAAAATAATTAATAATTAATAATTAATTATGGTATCTAAAAATACATTAGCCGATTATTGTATTAATTTTCTTAAAGCTGAAGAAACAAAAAAAGAATTACAAAATATATTAAACCCTATTTTAGAATATTTTTTGAGAGAAATACATATATATTTATGTTTTTTTTTATTTTTTATATTTACAAGTTTTATTTTACATTTAGGAGTTTTAATTTTATTAATTCAATATAACAATAAATTAAAAAAACAAGCAGTTTCTAAATAATTATAATTTTTAGTAATATATACTTTAGAATTATTTTAATATTTATTTTTAAATATTAAAGTAATTATTATTTTTTTTCTTTTTACAATATATAAAAAGATGTCAGAGTTAGGAATGTTCTCGATGGGCGGAAACAAACAAAATGCTTTTCAACAACACCAACAAAATGAAGATGTAGAAATGAGCGGTGGTCGCAGAAGAAGAAGAAGATCGCGCACAAGAAAAGGAGGAAGAGGAAGAAGAGGAAGAGGCGGTTATTTAACAGATGTTGCCGTAGCTGCCGGCTTACTTGGTGCCACTCAGTTAGCCAAAGGAAGATATGGTTACAATGGTCCAAGAAGATATGGTTACGGTAGTTCAACAAGAAGAAGAAGTTCAAGAAGATCGAGAAGTTAAATTGTGACTTCTATTAGAAATATTAATTTATTATATTTTTTTAAATAAAAATTATAATAAATATAATTAAATACAAATTACTTAGTTATAATAACTGAGTTAAAATAAGTATGAATATTGAAGATAATATAAAAAATTGGGTAGTTTTAGACAATTTACATAAAAAATTAAATAGTCAAGTTGCCAAAGTAAGAGATGAAAAAAACGAATTAACAAAAAATATTATTACGTATTATGATTTAAAAAATACTAAGTATCCAAATATAAATATTAGCGATGGAAAATTAAGTTTTGTTGAGCAAAAAATAGCAAATCCTCTAAGTCTTAAATTTTTGGAACAATGTTTTGAAGAATTTTTTGAAAATTATGATTCGAATTCAATAAAAGAAGAGCTTATGCAATTTATTAAATCAAAGAGAACACATAATATTAATACAAATATTAAACGTGTTTACAATACTAACTCATAATAACTCATAATAACTCATAAACATTTAAATAGTGATTTAAAGTATTACTATTTAAATCTTTAATAAATATATATAAAAAGATAATATAATGTTGAAATTTTTAGATGATTTAGATAAAAAAAATAAACAACTTACTAATTTAGCATTATTACCTGGTTTTAATTTTGAAGATACAAATATTTCTTCAAAAAGACATAATAAATATAATGACGCCAATTTTAATTTAGATTGCTTTACAGATAAAAATGTAATATGTGATAAAACTTTTGTTAAATTTTATAAAGTGATTGATAGTGTTGAGAGAAAACAAACAAAACGAAGACGCGCGAGAGATAAAAAATTAACACGAAGAAAATAATACTTATTCAACTTTAAACCAACTATTATTATTAAATGGACTTATTAATATATTACTTATTCTATCTTTCCAATATTTGACACGTTCTTCAAATAATAGTTCTTTAAGTGTTTTTGGATATAAATCTTTATTTAAATATTCTTTTTCTAATTCACTTTGTTTTGGTTTCACTCCGTAACAATTAGCACCTAATTTTGTATGGGGATTTGGAACATAACCACCATTTATACCTGGTAATCCACAATCATATTTATGACCCTCTTTTTCTTGTAATTTTGTCCAATCACTTTGACTTGTAGGATAAAGTCCTAATTGGTCTTTTGTCCACCCATAACTACACCAACTTGCTCCTTTTTTATTAGCATCATTTACTTGATTATAACTGGCAAGTTCTCCATCAAATGCTTTACAAACTGCTTTAGCATCGTGATATGTGAACCTGTTTCCTGGAACATGATATGCTTCGTTATGATCAATTTGAACCACTGGTTCATTTGTCGTCGCTGTTTTTATATTAATTTCTGGTTCTGGTGAAAAAATATTTTTAACTTCTGTTATAACATCAATATTGAAAAAATAAGATAAACCATTTACAAAAATTAAGAGTATAAATAATCCCCATAGTAAAGCTTCAAATATTACAAATGTGCCAGATGGCTCATCCGAATCATCATCCCAAGATTTTCCTAAAAATGAAAATAAAATATAATAAATAATAATAATAATAATTAGCACTACTAATACAAAAGGATTAGTGCCTAAATTATTTAAATTATCATAAAAATCTTGTGTTATATTATTAAATAATGACATAATATTATATATAAATAATATAATATTATTAGACTTCTTAATCAAAAACAAAAACAAATATGAAACAAAATTTTTCTATAATAATTTTCTATAAAAATAACAATAACCTTTTGGAGTTATTAACTGTGATTCATTAATTTCATTAACATTTGTATCATTAAAATCATACCATTTTTGATTAGAATTTTTAACATAAGCAGTATAGTGACCACCTAAACATTCGCCGTGATGATTACATATTCCAAATAATTCATATATATATTTGTCTTTGTTATAACCTACAACATATTTACTTAAATCAAGACCTAATAAAGGTGTTCTAATTATGTTATTTAATTTTTTATTAGCATTATTAAATCTTTTAAAATCTACTATTAATATATTTGGTAAACTCCAGAATTTAATACACTTATTAACATTTTCTTTACAATTTGTGGTTTCATTGAACCAAGCATTTTCACCTTCTAAAAATTCTGGTTGCGTATATAAATCAAAACAATCATATATGCTAAATTCTTGATTGTTAGAAGAACCATGTGGAATAGGTAAATTGATTATGCTAAATGGTTCTGGTGTAATACTTAAAATTTCTTTAGGATCAGTAGAGCTATTTGAAATAATTAATGACACGTGTATTCCAAAAAATAAATCTATTATTTCTGAATAACTATCAGAATACATAGTTTTAATCATTGTATAGCATTTTTTTGCCAACTCATCTATGTTATTTTCTGAGTTGCCATTTATTGTAATAGATACTTTTCTCTCTAACGCCTCGTGAAAACAATCAAATAAAAAAATTAAAAATTCAGGTAAATCATTTTGGGCATACCCTGAAAATAATTCTCGATCTTTAATAGTTGCTATATGTTGAATAGCATTTAAAAATCTATTTGGACTAATCACGCAATTTTTAGACCACATTAAATCTTTAAGACTTGTCCATTCTTGTAAAATTAAATTTTTGTTATTAATATTAGTATTAGTATTTGTATTTATAATATTAACAATTTCATGTAGTTCATAACTATGTGATAAAATTTGTAAGCAAGAATTTATATAACAAGTATTTCCTAAATTACACAATCCAGATAATCCTTTATTATTATATTTATTTAATAAATCATTTGATAGCAAATATTTATAATCAATATGTGACATATTAAATATACTAAATTATTTATGACACTATATTTAAATGTATTAATATTAATATATTTAAATGTATTAAAATATTAGTATTATATTATTATAATATTATGAATAATATAGATTTTAACACCAATAATTTTAATGCCAATGAAATACTTTTATATAATATTTTGCTTAGCACAAATAATTACATTAATTCTTCTAATAATACTATTAACTATTTAAATAATAGTATATATTATTTGAATAATAGTATTAACCACTTAAATACTAATGCCAATAACTCATTGCTTTTATTATTAAACAATTATAATTGTTATAACAATTATTTGAATGCGAATAATGCGAATAATGCTAGTAATGCTAATAGCAATTCTCCAAATGCTTATTTATTAAATTATACTTTGGAAGATTTTGAAAATTTATCAAATGTAAATATGCGTGCTCTTGTTAAAATAAGCACAGCAAAAATAAATTATTGTTTTATTGCTGTTCCATTAAATGATACTTGCCCAATAACACAAGAAGAATTTACAAATAATGATGAAGTAACAATAATAAAAAATTGTGGTCATATATTCAAGACAAGCGCAATTAACAATTGGTTATTTGAACACCAAACATGTCCTGTATGTAGACATAATATTTTAACAAATTCTAATATTATTAGCTACATAAATCCGCATAATAATAAAAGATTATTTTTATATAGTAATGAGTTTAGATTTTATTTGGCTCTACATATTGAAAGTTTATTAACAAATAGAGATATATCAGAAAATGAAGATTCAGACTTTATTAATAATACTAATAATACTAATAATACTAATAATACTAATAATAATAATAATAATAATAATAGAAGCGAACAAAATAGTTATGAATTTGGACTATTTTTACGCTAATAATGCTATTTATACTGACACACTCATCGGTATTATTAAAGGAATAATATAACTAGTATTTATAATTTTCAAAAGTTCTACTCTAATTTGTCTACTTATTTTCCATTTTTTACTTCTATAACACATTATATTTTTTTTAGCTTCACTATATAGCGCTGGTGTTTCTTTGAGTGATTGTTGTAATTCTCTCAACTTCTGTGTTTCGATCTTATAATTTTCTTCTAAAGCTTTAATTTTATCAAATTGCTTACGTGTTTCCAGACATCTTTTAATAGTATCGTTTTTTTTCAAATAAACGTATTTTTTTATATCTGCTAACATTTGTTTTTCATATATTGTAGTAAAATATTTGCCTCTTACATTACGTAAAGTATCATTATTAGTATTATTAATACCTTTATTTCCGCAATACGGACAACGCGAATCTCCGTTTCTAAACCAACTAACTAAACAATGGGTATGATAAGTATGATTACATTCAGGTAAAGTATAACATTGACTACATTGTAATTCATCTCTACATATCATACATTCTTCATTTGTATTATTTATACTAATGTTAAGAATATTGATGGCATTTGTTAAAGTCTCCATATTAAATATAATACTATAAGTAGTAGTTAAATTTTTAAATAATATTTTATATTTATTATAAAGTTATAAAATTATAAAATATTATACGTTGTTTGAAAGTATATATTTCTTATCTACGTCCTACTAATACAACGCTAAATGGACTCCAATAAGGCAAAACTATAGGTTTTTGATTTAATATACTTAAAATCTTTGGAGAAACGCATTTTTTATCTACAACAACTTCATAGGTATAATCTTCAAACCATGAATTTGCCATATAGTAATTTCCTTTAAATCCACTCTTTTCTCCCCACGAATTTTCTACCAAAAATCCATTTGTTTTTGAATTCTCAAAATTATAGCCTTTTATAACTACCGCATGACTTGGACCGCTTTGTCTATAATTTAGAGCATCACATTTTTTCATAGTATTAGTAAAACCAAATACATTTTCGTAATCAAATCCATCTTTGTCTAAAAACCCATCTTTTAATGAAATATATTTATCAAAATCTACTCCTGTCCACACTGCTTCTTCATTATCTATTGAATTTTTTACAGCATCAATCATTATATTAATTGGAACATTTATAAAATTCTGCTCACTATTTCCAATTATATTAAAAGTCATTTCCACATTATATAATTTATAAAAAGGGACTTGCTTACAAGGATAATTAATTAAACATATTTTATCTCTGGCATTATATGGCACGTATTTTTTATAAAAATCTAATGGAGTAACATTTGCTATAACTTTGGCTTTTAAAGATTGACTTTTCTCTTTTTTCTCATTTTTCTCATAATATTCCCAAGTTATTATGCTAGGTGGTTCACCTAAAAATAAAACCAATATTTTGTAACATTCAGACAACATTTCATCCAATAACTTTTGCTTATTTTTTGCCAACTCATTTTTAGATGTTGTTTTTATTTTATGAGCACATTTTCGTAAATAATCATCATAAAATGTTTCTAATTCACTTGAATTTGAACTATGAAAATCTTCATCCATATTTGATTTGGGTATTATTCCATATTTTTCAATTAAATTTACAAAAACATTCCAATGACCGCCATCATCTGTTAAATTTTGTAACATATGTACTACTTTTATTGTATCGGTATTATAATTTAATGTTTCTAAATCGACAGAATAATTTTCCAATATAAAATTTAAATAATAATTGGCTTTTTCTAATTTGTCATAAAAAAATAAATAATTTTGAGAAAATTCAAAACTAGGTAACAAATTGTATTTTTGTATCATTTTAAAACGTATTATGTTTAAAAAGGCAAATAACCAGCAACGACCACTATTTTGTTGGTCTGTTATAGCAGATTCGACATTTATAACTTTTTTAAATACTTGTTTTTTATTTTGTTGATAATCACTTTTAAGTACTAAATTTTTGAAATGCGATTTAGTATTTACATTTTTAAGAACTTTGTTTGTTTTTTGCTTATTAAAATTATGAGAGTAAGCTTTTAAATTTTTATATGTTATATTATTGACCATACTATTATACTAATTATATTATAGTGATAATATAATTGTAGCTTAAAAATAATTGTTTCTAAAAAAAATAATTTGTAATAATACTAATAATACTAATTCTAATAATACTAATTCTAATAAGTGTTATTAGTTTAGTTTATTTACATTCTTTTAAATATTTATCAAATAATAAACACTTAACCTCTTTACATTTTAATTCTTCTACTTTTTTATCATATTTTTCTGGGTCATTCCATTTTTCGCGTAATTTTGCTAATTCATTATGCCAAGATTGTAATGTTATTCCGCGTTTTTTTTTAAATTCGTTCATATTTTCTAAATTTAGAGCAAATAATTGTAATAATGGTTTCATTATTTGATTACTAATATAATGGTTATAATCAAGTTCGAGTTTATTTTGTTTAATAAAGTCAGGTGTTTCTATTTTTTCCCCTTGAAGTGCTTTTTTATTAGTATTTTTTATATAAGCATAATAAATCCGGTCACCGGATGCTGGTTTATTTCCTGAATCTCGTAATCCAATACGCTCTGCCAATACTTTATGAGCAATTTGTTTTGGATTTTTATAATACCCTCGCAATGATTTAGTTACTAATAATTTATCTATGGCGTAATTTCCAGTTATTAATTTTTCTATACACTCATTTAAGAACTTGATGGATTTAACCATACTTTTTTCTTGCATAATAATATTTACAATACCTCCATAAATATCTTTTACAATAGGCGCATTGTCTCTGCGCTTCAATACTATACCCATATACTTCATTTTGCCTTTGTCCGGATTATTTTCATATAATATACCAACATAGCGTTTTTTAGATAATAATATCCATGGATAAAATGTTTTTTCATATTCTAAATCGTGAGGTTTTTTCAAGAAGGAACTTGCCAATTCTCCTGCTTGTTTGGCTAATTCAATAGTATATATTAGTGCTTGTTTATTTAATATTTTTTCGTTTGTTTCTGGATTGCGTAAATTAAATTTGAAAAACACAGAATCTGTATCGCCGTATACACACTCTGCTTTCGCTTTTACAGACAAACCATCAGAAACTTTAATAACTATGTCATTATAGCACTCTTCGATAATAGCTCGTCCATAAAATAATAATTTACGACCAATTGCGGTTGTTGAAGCAGCTACATCTGCCTCATAAAAAGCACTGGTTATTGCGCCCATTTGGCCATATAGCGAATTTGCCGTTACTTTAATACTTAACTGGCGCTTATCTAATACGTTTTTCATAAAGTCATCTGTTTCTGATAAAATAAGTTTTCGTGTTGCTTTTCGTGCGGCAAGTAATTCTTCTAAAATTGAAGGCATAATTGCTTTGCCTTCTGGAAATTGCGCAAACCTACAAATTTTATAACCATTGATTACTTTTTTTGCCGCAGCTTTTGGTGTAAGTCTTTTATATTGATAAGTATCATATTTTACATCTACATAATTATAACCCAAATCGTATAAATTATCATATTTAAAATTACCGTGCTCATCTTTTATTCCGGTTTCTTTAATAAGAGTATTGCTTAAATCATATTCCTTAGTCCATACTTTGCTATCGTGTGATAAATTTTCAGATATAATAGAAGATGGATACAGAGAACTATAATCTACACAAGCAACAGGATCTTCTAAATATATTCCTGTTTTTGGTGTAAAAACATGAGCACCTTCATAACCACCTCCAGTTTTCTGTTTTTTGACTACTGGCATCAATGTATTTTTTTCGCCGCATTTTTTAGAAATATAACTCTGTAATTTAATTCCTTGACCTCGCAATAATAAGAAACTTAGTGGAACATCACATAAATTAGACATTTCGACTTTGTCTGTAATAACATCCACTTTTAATAATAACCAAATAACATTATCACAATCCGCAAGACAATATTTACCTACCGTCCATCTATCATAATCTGTTCCGTTTGCTAAGGAAAATATTTCTTGTGGAGAAACATCGTCTTTTGCTAGACCCCAATTATATTTGTAGTTTGCTAAATCTAATTCTTCAACGCTGTTAATAACAAATGAATGTTCTTCATTATTAATTTCACTAATTTCAAATTTTTTGCCTTTTTTGTATAAATTAGTACTAAATCCTAGTTCATCAAATTTAATAAAACTGCCAACTGAAATTCCAGTTAAATTTTTGCTATAAATTTTTGTGGTGTTATTTTCGACATCAATACTAATACTATTAACACTATCACTAATAAAATAACTTGATGTAAAATCTAATTTGTTTGAACTTAATGTAAATTCTTTTCTAAAAATTACGCACATATCTATAATGATGCGTCCAGGCATTTTAATAAATTTTAAATTATATTCTCCACTTGCCAAAATAATTTTGTTTGTTTCAATATTTTCCACTTTATTTCGCCAGTCTTTGGAAATACAAATTTCATCTTTATTTCGAGATAATTTTAAAAATTCATTTACACAATTTAATTCTTTTGATCTATTATACATAAATTCAAAATCAAAACCAGTAATATTATAACCTGTAATAATATGCGGATTTTCGCTATTAATAAGTTTAGTAAATGTTAACAAAACATCTTTTTCAGTATTACGTTCTAAAACTATTACATTATTTTCTTGTGCCCATAATAAATATTTATCTGGGATTTTACATCCACCCTTAACAATAATAATTCGCTTATATGGTTTTGCTTCTGTATAATTAATAAAACTTAGTCCAATAAAAGTAATAATGTCGCCTTCTAATTCTGGAAATCCAGTGTTAGCAAATGCTTCTGTTAATTCATAAAGTTTTGTATTGTATTCACATTTATCATCTTTGATTAAATCTATTAATGTAGCATCTTTTTTATTATATAATTTTACTTTCTTTTTACGCTTAAAATTACTTGTTTGAATTTCTTGGTTTAAATCATCAATGTCTTTATTAGTATCTTCGTCTTCATCATCTTCTTCCTCTTCTTCTGTGTCGGATTCAGATTCTTGTAACTCAACAAACTCTTCTGTATTTTTTTTCTTGAAATTTGCCGGAATATAATTAGCCAAATTTTCAATTAAATTTTCAATATTAAAAGCATCTAACTTTTTATTTTTTGGATACACTTTTGATATATGACTTAGTTTACTATTTGTTAACTCAAAAGCAGTTAATATTTCTTGCTTTAACATACTAATATCATAATTTTCTTTATATTCACTTGAACAAGAATTATAATTTTCAAGTATATTTGTGGCTAATTTTTTGTAATTTTTAATAGGAACAGGAAAATCACCATGACTACTACTAGCTTCAATATCAAAACTACATATATTATATTTTACTAGCGTTTCTTTTTCTTTATATGAATAAATATCATCATATTTAACCGAATATTCATAAGCACAATGTGTCGTTTTATTATTAATGCTTACTACTTTGTTTGATGGGATTTTTATCCATCCGCTTGGATTAATTTGTTTTTTATGAAAGAATTTTAATAATGGTGGAATATCAGCTTCATATAAATAGCAATTTGTTGTTCCATGTTCATCAGTATATACATAGCCTTCATCATTTAGAGATCTATCAAATCCAGTATATTTATCATAAGTATCTGTATAAAATAGTTTTTTAACTTTATTAAAAGCATTATTATTTGTAAATGAAATTTTAATAAAATTATGTAATTTTTTATTATCAAATCCATATAACTTTTGCCTTTTTACAAGTTTTAAATTTAAAATACTGTCTTCATAATAATAACCCACTTTTTTCTTTAAATGCGCAAGAAACAATGTATTTCTTTGCTCGTTCCATAGTTCATCTACCATTATGTAGAAATATGGATAAAAATCTTCTATCAATATTGATGCTGTTCTATTGGAGTCATTAATACCAAATGCTTGAATAATAAATTTTTTGTTGTCTTTATAATGATCTAATGAGTCTTGTGAATATTTATTCTTTTCTTGCGAATGCTTACTAATACCATCATATACATTAAAATCATATAATCTAAAAGATTTGATTTTGTCCATTTTATGAATATGTGACTTTTATTATTAATATTATTTTGTCTATAACTCTTATTTTAAAATAAATATCAATTTTTAAAAATAAAAATTATTAAGTTACTATTTACTATTCATAAATTATGAATAGTAAATGGTATTATTTTTAATTTTTTAGTATTCTTCTTCTTCCTCTTTCTCTTTCTCTTTATTATACTTTGCTTTAACTATTGTAAGTATGCCATTAATATTATCTATAGTATTTCTCTCTTCATCACTCGTATTTGGTTTACTTTCAATAGCATTTTTTTTTTGTGTTAATACTTCTTGTAAAGTTTTTAAGTCATTAAGCGATAAATTAGTAATTTTACCATTCACATATTTTTCTTTCTTGTTATCATTCGTAGTACTCATTTCTATAAGTATGTCTTCCATTAATTTAGTCATTGATTTTGTTGCTTTTAATGCTTTTTGCTGAGTTGATTTATCTATTGAATATACACGTTGACCAATAATAGCCTTTAGAGTTGTTTCATCAAGAGCCCTACTATTAGTATCCTCTTCATTTTGCTCTTTATTAGCTGTAACTAAGCTTTGTAAATATTCTAAAAAAGAATTTAACTCTTCTTTCGAAATTGTATCATCATTAGTTTTTTTATTATTATATTTTTCATTTATGTACAATAATAATCTTATGTATAGTTTTAAAATTAGTTTTTCTTTTTCTTGTGTATCAGTTTGTGTTTGTGTTTGTATTTGTGTTTGTGTTTGTATTTTTGGTGACATTGTTACTGGTTTATTTTTTATAGGTAATAAAATGCTACCTAATATTAATAGACCACTCGATATCATAGAGGATGCTGGTGTTACACCTTTACCATTTGCTATCATAATATATATATTATATATTATGATAATATATAATATTACATAAATTTAACATATTATGGATTATTAAATTCTCTCTATTTGATTGCAAATATTACAAAATAAACTAAATAAAATATTTAAATAATTATTTATTAATTATATTAATTTTTATTACTTTTATTATGTATAATATTATAATATTAGTATTGTGTTATAGTTTGCCTCCATTAAATAATGTTTATAAAGGGTCAATTAGTTTTCCATTATTAGGTAAACAAAATATAGAGTTTGAACGTTTAAAGAAAAATACTTCACAAGTTAGATTATATGGTCTAATAAATTGTAATGGTTACATTTATAATGATGAGAACGTTGAGAATGATAAGAATGTTGAAAATAATAATATAAGTAATATATGTTTAAGCATGAAGTATGAATTAGATGAGTATCTTTTAAATATTATTCGAAAATATAGATGTATTATTGAAGCACCATATTATGATGTAAAAAATGATACAATTTTATTTATATTAAAAATAAATGTGCTTGGTCTAACAAAAAGTATTAAATTGCTGAATGTTAGGTGAAAAAATTAACTTGTAGTGCTATTAATATTAATAATTTTATTATAATAGCTATGAACTATTATATGTGCAATTATTGGAGCAACATACCATAATTCGCCTAAGTAATTATTTAATTTGCTATCCAAATTAGCATTTAAAAATGGAATGGCAAGTAAACTTGTTCCAATACCTATAAATAATTGTTGTGCGACTCTCCATTTTCTTTTATAAATAGTTAAATAATGTCTAGGACTATGAAATAAAGTCAAATAACATTTACTTAATAACGGATACTTAAGCCACGCATAATGAAATAATGAACTTAAAGAATATTTATAAAAGTTATTTTTTATATTAAAGTCATCGGCAATATGATAAATAGAAAAAATAATTAATAGCATTTTTCTTTGAAACAATGAACAATAATATATACATAGTCCACTTAAAAAATTGCCTACTAATGTTTCAAAAGGTCTAACTATTAAACTTGTTGCTCCATGTCCAAATGTAGGAACCAATAAAGGATATTTTATTAACATTATTATTAACAATATTAATAATATTATTGTATTATTATTAATAATGTTATTATACATAATTTATAATTTATAATTTATCTAGTAATTCGGAGTTTTCTTTAATAAAACCATTTACTAGTTCAAGTGGTAATTCTCTAAAATCTACTAATTTCTTATTTAGCTCATATTTTTCATAAGCATTTTCTTTTTTTAATGCTTCTAAAAACAATTCGTTATTTTCGTAATATTTTTCACAAGTTTTGGGTCCGCATTTCTTAAAAATTGGCATAATATTATCTGACTTATCCCCTAGCACAATTTTATAAAATAAATTTTTCTGTGGTTCGCTAAATACTTTCTTGGCTTCTTTCAAAAATTTATTTTGAAAATTTACAATTTCAGTGTGTTCATCTAAAAGTTGTAAATAATCGTGGTCGTTGGCAATAATATAAATTTGTGCATCATTGTATTTATTGCGAATATGATTTTTAGTAATTGCAATAATATCGTCAGCTTCTAAATTAGGAAATTGTAATACGGCATTTGCGCCTGCCTCATATAAAAGTTTATTATTATCTTGATATATATGTTTGAAAAATGGTCCTCCGTTAAACTCCTCTCCTTTATCGCGTGTTGCTTTATATTCTGTAAATAAAGCATTTCTCCAAATAGTTTTTCGTGGGCAATCACGAACAGCAATAATTGTAGATTGTTTCTTGTGTATTTTTTGCTTCTTTTTAAACCCAGTTAATGATTCGCTAAATGTTTTCATAAACTTTTCTACAAACTCTTCATTTTCGTATGGATTATTGGTTAATGGACTATCTTGTTTTGCGTGGTTCCACCATTGAATAATAGCAAAATATCTATAAAATATCCAGTAACTTGTATCTACCAAGACATATATTTTTGGTTCTTGAGTTTGTTCCATTATAAATAATTATGTGTTAAGTATTTATATTAATCACATATAATAATAGCATATATTATCAATTTTTTTATATATATACAAATTATTTAAAGTTATTTTAAAATGTTAATTAGATGATTAATGAATAATAATACATACAAAAGCGGAATCCTTATTGCGTGCAACGTTATTAACGTTGTTTATCATGTTCCTCAAATAATAAAAACTTATCGCACAAAATCAGTTAAAGATTTTGATTCATATTATTTATTTTTGGGTAATCTTCATAGTTTTTGTTGGGTTTTATATAGTATTGAAGACAATAATGGTTTAATGATGTTTAATAGTTGTGTTACAATGTTTTCTATTTCTTTTGTAAGTTATTATAAAATTTGTTCGTTTATTAATGAGCATTATAAAAGTAAAATTATGTGTCATTCTAGCAATAAAGAAAATAAAGAAAATACAGAAATTAAAATAGTTGCTGTGTCGTGCGATTAATCTTCTTTTATATAGCTATTGTTACATAATTTTTTAATTATTTTTTCTTCATTTTGTTCTTTATTATTTGCTATTGCTACTAATGTATGTGTATAATAATTTTGTTTTGATTCATTATTTTGAAAATCTGGATTTTCCTTCGTCCATTTACTTAATGCACAAAATTGTTTTGTTGATACATCTTTTATTGCTTTTCTGATTTTCTCTTTATTAACATCTTTTTCCCAATTGTCATCATCTTTTATATATAATGATTCGCGTTTTATATCTGTGCAGTGAATAGGGCGTTGATAAAGTCCTAATTTATTCATATTTTCAATAATTACATTACTTAGACCATTTACTATTCCATTTTGCTTAGTATAATCTAATTGTTGTAAACTTACTTGTATTGATTTTATAAAATCACTCATATTTATAGCATCTTTACAGCGCTCATTTAAAAATACTTGAATATTAAATTTATTGTTATTATTATTATTTGTTATAAAATTGTTGCCAATTTTAGGTAATAATTCGCTTATTTGATCTTGTTGCTTAATTATAATTTCTCTCATTTCTTTATTATCATTAAGCAGTTTAATAATTAAATCATTTGTTAATGTTAGTTGATTATTTGAAGTATTTGAAGTATTTGTAGAATTTGTAGAATTTGTAGAATTTGTAGAATTTGTAGAATTTGTAGAATTTGTAGAATTTGTAGAATTTGTTAATTTCTCATTTTCCAATGCATCACATTTTTTCCTATGAGCATATAACCCTTGCCTACTTTTATATTTTTTACCACAATTACATACTATTTCATATGTATTTGTGTTTAAATTTGTGTTTAAATTTGCGGATTTTTCTTCTACATTTGTCAACACTATGTCAACATTTGTATTATTTTTATGTTTTGCTGTGTTAATATGTTTATTGTAATCTTTTTTATCACACGTATTATAGTTACAATTTATACAAACAAATTCTTTGCGGACTTTTGCGGATTTTTTTGTAAACATTGGCACCAATAATATTTAAATAGAAAATAGTATTTAAATATTTTATTTAAATTATCGGATTTTCGCGGATTTTATGTAACAAAATGTCAGTTATTTTTAAAATGGTTGTAATATTTATAAAATTAAACATACTCACCTTATCATATAGCATCACAAATATTATATATAAAAATATTGCGGATTATTCCGGATAATTTTTGTCAACAAACGTCAACAAAATTTCGGCCAAAAATTCGCAAAAATTGGTGAAAAAATTTATGGTAAGGTGTTTTAAAGTAATAAATTCTATGTATTCAAACCTTTATGCTATAAAATATTTTTAAAGTTGTAAATTTCTCATTTTTTTATAAAAGGTTTATAAATTCAAAAATTGGACATTTATAAATGTCCATTTTCCAAAAATTTTTCAAATATTTTTTTCCCATTTTTTACACTTTTATAATTATATAACTTAGGTATTAATATTTTTATTATTAATTATAAATATTAATACATTTAAGATAATATATTAAAGATGAGAGAATAAGTTGGGGAGTATTAACCTTTAAAGAGCGCCCAAGTCCCCCCAAAACCAAAATACTAGTCACATAACAATAATTCATTAAATTTGTTTAATTCTGTAATTACTTTTGTTTGTGTTGCCTTTAAACTTTTTGATAATTGTTTTCCAAAATGATTAGCAACATGCAAGCTTAAAATAAGTTTATTAAATTCTTCTGTGAAGTTCAAATTATAATTATTTAATATTTTACTTAAGTCTATTAATAATTGGATTGTTATTTCATCTTTAGTATTTAATTCAAAGCATTTAATAATTTCCGTTAAAAATTGCTGTTTTTTATTAGCATTAAAACTACTTAATAGTTCTTTTTCTTGTATAATAGCATATAATAATGTTTCTACATTACTATAATCTTGATTGTAATGTATATCATAAAAAAAAATATAATAGGCATTTTGATTTTCTTTATTGGGAAAACAGCATATTCCAAAATCAATAATACCTAATTTATATTTTGGTGATTCATTATTTATATAAAAAAATACATTTCCACTATGTAAATCACAATGAATAACTGAATGAAATAATGTTCCCAATATTCCAAATTTATTAAGTAAACACGCAAACTCTTCTTTAATAGTTTCATCCATTGATTCAATGTCCTTAAATTTTAGTCCGCTAATATTTTCCATTACTAATAATTTATTAAATTTTTCGGTAATCTCTCTATAAACTTTTGGAAACACGTATTCTTTGTTATTTTTATATTTTTCACTAAAAATTTCTATTGCCTCCACTTCCTTCATAAAATTCATTTGATTTAATAAAATTTCTTCATTATCTAAAAGTATTTTTGTGATTTTGAGAGATTTTATGTATGGTATATATTGGCATATATACGAAATATATAACAACTCATCAAAAGCATCTGTAAATTTCTTTAAAATATTGTTTTTCAACATTTTAATAATTACTTTATTATTAGAAGAATCATAACCATCGAAAACTAGACCCACTATACCACAATTTATTGGAATTATGCTAGTTAAGGTGATAGAAAATTCATTTTCTAACTTATGTAATAAATCATGATCTATTTCATTATGATTATAGGGAACATTGTCTGTGTATTTAAGTAAATAATCTTGTTCTTCAATAGACAATAAATCCCTGTCAAAACATAGTGCTTGAAATATTTTCACATATACTATATTTTCTTCTTCTAATTTTTTTGATATTTTTTTTATTAATTCTAATCTATAAGTGGGTTTATTATAAAAATAATTTATACATTTTTTACACTTAAAATTTATAATTTCACATATAATCATAGTTACTAATTTTATAATTCGTAAAAATATATACATAGTGTCGAAGACCATCGTATAATAATTTAATAAATAGTAAGTTATTAAGTTATTATAAATAATAATATATTTGTGAATTTAAATATTTTTCAAAAATTTCAAGAATTTAAATTAAGAATAAATTGTTTTAAATTATAAAACATTTTTTTAAACATTAATCCAATTAAATTATTCATATAAATAGGTAAATCATCTATTATTGTTAATTGAAAATCAACAGAAAATTTTACATTGATTAATTTTTCAATTGTGTTTTGTTGTAGTGTTTCATCATTTAAACTTATGTGGGTTTTTCCAAAATTGAATGTCATTGGTTCGTATTTTTCTGTGTTTAAATTTATTGATTTCAAATAACCATTTATCAAATGTTTATGTTCATATATTAAATCTTTATTATAAAAAGTTATATTGTTATTTAAATTGTTTTTATATTTAGTAGTTCTAAACAAAACATATTTTTGTTTAATTCCTACTTCTTTGGCAATAGGTTTTAATAAAATACATACGTCTGTTTCATAATTATTTATTGTGTCTAAAATATGTATTTTTTCAATTAAGTCATTATTTACTTTTTCTATTAATTCATAAATTGATGTGCTCAAAAGCATTTCTGTATTTACTTTAGTGGTGTTCAAATTATTTAGCTCAAATTGTAAATTATATGCCTTGTTGTTACTAGAAGGTATTCTTATTTCGCTTAATAACATATTTCCTTTGTCACATATTAATTTTGGTTGAAATAGATTTTCCTCACTATTAACCATTTTAATTTACTTATATTTATATATTTAAATATGATTATAATTATAATATTATAATTTATGTAAGAATTTTTCTTAATATTATAAATGTGAAAAAATAATCTAACAAATCATTAGTATTGAATTCTTTTTCCAAAAAAGGCTCTTTAAATACTTTAAATTCTAAAAAATGTTGATATTTTTTCTCTCCACGAAGAGGAATAATATGTGTATAATAATTTAATAATTCACAAAATTTAGATTTTAATAATAAACTATAATATTTGTAATTTAGTTTATTTTTAACTTCTAGTCTATTTAGACTATCTTTTTCATTTGTATAAAATAAATTTTCTTTTGTTCTATATTTATTATATTTAATAAAGTTATGTTGAATAAAATCTAAATGACCAAATATTTTAGAAGTCAACATTTTATTAACAGCATTATATGATATTAAATACGCAGCAGTGCTTCCACAAGCAATATGTGTGCAATACGTATCTTTTGTTGGTAAAATACAATCACTATGTAGTTGAATAAAATCCCAATTACTATCTAAAAGTTGAATTTCATATAGTGACATATTGAGATATTCGTAAAATTCTTCTTTATTATATAATGGAAAAGCGTCATCTTCCATAATGAGAAAAAATGGCATTTGCGCATCGGTTTTTTCATTATACTTAGACTTTATGTATTTACAACACAATATATGACTTAAAGCACAACCAATTACAGATTTTGGGGCAAAATTTTTGGCATAGTTTGAAATATGCTGCTTGTATTCGGGTTTTTCATGCTCGTTCTTTAATGCGTTGATTCCGCTAAATCTCTCTACTTGTAAACCAATATTTAATAAATATGGCAATTGTTTAACATAATTTGTTTTATAATCATCTAAATTTATTACATACGTTTTTAAATTACTATAATCAGAGTTTATAGGATATTTATTAATCATATGGATACTCGTTTAATATTATTAATTAAATAATTTTAAACTAATAAATTTTAAATAATATATTATAATTATTTAAAATTTATTATTTATTATAATATATTCAAATAGTATAATAAGTAATGGTTCTTATGTATACTATTGCTGTAACAAAAGACAAAACAACTATTTATAAGAAAGTGCCGTATGATTGTTTATCATATAAACAAAAAATGCACAGAGGAATTATTAAATTAAATGTTAAAAAACCTGTTGTAATAGTAAAAAATAATAAATTAGAAAATGTAGAGTTTGAAAGTGATGAATAAAAGGCGATGAATAAAAAGTGAAATAATATATATTTATATATAAATAAATATATATGAGTTATAAAGGCGGAAGTATTTTATTTAGGAATTATGTAGCCACGGCACAAGAAATGGAACAACAAATATTACAAATATTAGCACTTACAAGAGGCATCGAAGTAGTTGCAGAACAACCGAACAATAATGGTGTATTATATAAACTAACTTTTGCTGAAGATATAGGTAATTATTTATTAGGTTTACCATTAAATCCTCCACGAGATGTTCCTACATACGTTCCACCAAGAACGTTAATAATAAAATATACTTATGATAGGATTGATGATGCTGATTTTCGTATAGAAGCACGAACTCATTTTGATATTGCTTCTGCTAATAAGAGAGAAAACGTATTTCCAATAAGTCCCAATTATATTTTTTCACAAATTATACAACAATCCGATCAACCGTTTACTACTATAGGGGCCGCATTTTCTCAATTATTAACCATCCACAATTTAAAGGATAGACTCGAAACCTATTTAAATAGACTTCTTCCGAGGGATAGAACTCACTATAAACAAACAATAATAATTATGGAAATGATTGATGGAATAACATTATATCAAGGATTGAGACAATTACCACCAAGTTTATCAATAGTTGATGCCCAATTTCCTTTTACAATAAATAAAAACTTTTTGAAAAATTTTTATACATTTTATTTATTAACATTATTAGCTGAAAAAGGATATTCTCACGGAGATCCACATTCAGGAAATATTATGCTTGTTTCAACTAGTGGCAATCCATTTTTTTTAAATGCGTTTGGAAATTTATTAACACAACATGGATTAAATGTAGTTCCATACATAATTGATTTTGGTAGAGCAGCACCTCTTTATAAATTAGATTTTGAACCATTTACCCATGCACAATTAAGTAATGCCGACTTTCAAAGAGATGCCGCATTTTATATTGAAGTATATAACACATTGATCCCATTACTTAGAACTAACACTATTGAAGATATTGTATCGGACTTAATAAAAAATCAACATTTGTATGTTCAAGCAATATTGATACTTACTATGTGTAGGTATAAACATCCTTCAATGTTTCAAATAGCACAAAGAGAAAATTCTCCACTTTATAATAGTTTTTTTTATATGACTAGAGAAAACGCACATGCATTAAATATATTAATAAGAGAAGCAATTAATGATAGAAAAACACTAGAACAACAACATATTACACATATTGAACAACAATCGACACAAGCAAGTGGTGGAAAATATCGATCTAAAAAAACCAGAACTAAAAATTATAATAAATTACATAAAAAGAAAATACATCGACCAAAGAAAATAAAGACTAGAAAAAATAAAAAATAACAACAAAAATAATAATAAAAATAAAAAGTATTTACGCCTGTATTTGTAATTGTGTTAATAAATTAGTTAAGGATTTTGGTTTTGAAAGAGCGCTATCTTTATTTTTTTTTGCTCTTAATTTATGTATAAACCAAGTATGTGGATTATTCATTTTGGGATCAATTTGTAAATTTAATTGAATAACTTGTGAGCGGCAATGATTACTACAACACATACAATCAAAGCCAAAATATAAACTACAATATTCAGGTATGTTTTTATTACAAAAATCACAAGTAAATACCATACTATTTTCAATATATATAAAAATTTTATAATATTTTTATAATATTTTTATAATATTTTTTATTATTATTAAACTATTGTCATATATTATATATATTATATATATATATATATATATATATATATGAATATTGAAGGTGGAGCTGTTTTATTTACAGATGAAGTTTTAAAAGATGAAAACAATATAAGAAAAATAATATATATCATTTTAAAAGATCCAGGCACATCAATTAGAATTATTGCACTAAACGATGCAAGAACGCGAGGAAAAGATTTTTCGTGTATATTTAAGATAAAATTTAATAAAAAATTTGACACCTACTTTAAAAATATTAGCAATACAATATATAATATTAAGGCGCCCAGAGTATTAATAATTAAACTTTTAATAGGCTATCCATATAGTGAAGTAGAAAATGAAATGAGTATTCATAAAACACTTGGATCACAAACTACTATGTTGCCAATATGTCCCAGTTTTCTTTTTCATCAAGAAATAAATAATGATGAAATGATGACTACTATCGGTGCAGCATTTTATGATTTATTGAAATTAAAAGCAGCTAAAGAAGACTACACTGAGTTTTGTGATTTTATTAAAAATAAAGATCCTAAAACCAGTAAGCAAGTTCAAAACATATTTGTTATGGAATTTATTGAATGTATTAGTTATATAGAATTTTATGAAAATACTCTTAAAAATAATGCCGGTAAAAAACTTAGTAAAAAATCTTTCTATAAATATACAATACTCGACGAGTCAATAAAATTAAGTTCTGCTAATAAAAGTGAAGAATTACAAAATTTTTTTACATATTATATGACATCATTATTAGCAATAAAAGGATTTCATCATTCAGATATTCATAGTGATAATATAATGATATGTTCTAATATAGAAGAAAAAAAGTCAGAACAACATGAGGACCAATTAAATACAGAACGCACAAATATATTTCCATTTGTAATTGACTTTGGAAGAGCAGGAAGAATTAATAAAGACGAACTAGTATTTAGAGAGTTACACCCGAAAGGCATTGGAAGAAAAAAATTAAAACTCGACGATCTTAGTGTAGAACCTTATTTTGATACGGAACAGTATTTAAGACCTATATATTTAAATGCTGTAAAAAATAAAACTAATATTGTAGACTATGTTAATAGACTATTAACAGAAGAAAATTATGTTGATGCTGTATTAACAATTAGTATGTGTATAAATCCAAAATCCGGTTTATATCCTCCAATATTTCAAGGATTTTATGATTTTAAACATGAACCATATGCTGAATTATATTTTATAAATGAAGCACGAAAGATTAAGTATAACAGTATAATAAGACAACTTATACAAAAGAGAAATTTGTTAGAAAAACAATTAACACAAGAAGAGGAGCAACAAATTATGAGAGATTCAATCACAATTAAACCAGAAGATACTCCTTATTTGGAATTAGAGAAAACAGACCCTAGAATTACTAGCGAAGAATTTGATAGTAAAGAATTTGTCGATGTCAATGGTGGCAAATTAATTTTAAGAAGAAAAAAGAGATCTATAAAAAGGAGGTCTATAAAAAAGAAGTCTAGGAAGTCAAAAAAGACTAAATCTAAAACCAAGTAAAAAAAACAAGTAACCAATTATAATAACATATATAACACAATATATGTTATTAAAATAATAAATTTTTTATTATACTTAAAATACTTAAAATACTTAAAATACTTAAAATACTTAAAATACTTAAATTACTTAAAATACTTAAATATCTAAACTCACAATATTTTTATCGCTTCGCTGTCTGCGTTTAGATTTTGTTGGTATTTTAGCATTTGTCAAATCTCTCAAGTCTTCAATACTAATAGTGCTTGATTCATTATTTTTTTTTTCATTAACATCGAGTTGTTTGGTTTTTAAACCACTTAATAAAGACGCAATGTTTTGACTAGGAGGAGCAATTGAAGGACCTTTCATTTCTGGACGTGTAATGCGTTGCTCATTATAAGGATTACCTTCACCATTATCCATTTCCATACCGCGTGCCGACATAATATCTGGACGATTTATTATGTTTTGTACTCTTTGACTGCGTTCAGGTAATTTAGATTCAACTGGAGGTGGAGGTGGACCTGAATTTACATTTGGCGGCATAGATGCTCCAAATCCTGGATTTGAACCATTATTTCCAAATAGTCCATTCATAAATCCGCCTAATCCAGGTTTAGATTGACCCATTGTATTTACTGCTGCTTGAGTAAATTGCTTCATTAATTCGGGATTTTGACGCATAATATCATCCATACCAGGCATTGAAGATTTAAATAATGTATTTGACATATGAATCATCATTCCTGAACCGGCTAATTGAAACAATAATTTTAATTCAGGAGACATTTTTGCTTTAGATTTATATTTTTCGTGTAATTCGGCAAAAATTTCATCATATTCATCAATATTCTCATTTATTTGTTCTCCCCAACCATCAAGTTTAATATCAAAAGGATCAAATTTATTATTTAAAAACTCTAATCCTGTTATACAAGCCATTAACATTTTTCCTTGAAATTTAATAGCGTTCGATTTTTCCTTTTCGGCAATAATAGTTTCATATTCTCCAATCATTTCATTTAAATTAGAATCCATATTATAACGTTTACTGAGAGAAACTCCTTTTTTCTCTAGATCTTCTAACTTGCGTAAATATTTGAACTTTTCTTTTAATTCCTCTTCTTTTGTCAATTCAGGTTTTTCTTGTGCTTTGTCTAAATTAATAGGAACATTATTAAATTTACCAAATCCGTCCCAAGTTTTATTTTCATTCATATTTGCTGTTGATTTTCCTAAATTTGCTGCGTCATTTTCATTATTTTTTGTTACTGGTTTAATATTAGAACCATTGTTTTTAGAATCACCAAATAAACCTCCAAAAATAGATTTTTTATTGGCACTAGGTGTTGATTGATTATAATGTATTTCTTTTTTATTATCCGAGTCAATTGTAGTATTTAACTTTAGTTTTTCATCAAATTGTTTTGAACTACTATTATCTGTTAAATCATTTAATTCATTTTCTAAGGTTGTAATGTCTTCAATATCTATTGACGTAGATGCTTTTTTCTCATTTATATTTTTTCCATTCATTAATAATTCAATACCGCCTCCAAAATTAGCAGATGGTTTTTTTGATATAATTTCTTCTACATCTGAATCGTTTATTTTAAATTCTGGAATTTGAAAATTATCAATATTTAAAGTTTCAGGTTCTATTTCTATAATATCCATTAAAACTATTATGATAAAAATAGAAGTTTAATTTTTAAATACTCCGCATTATATATTATATATTAATTATTAATTATTAATTATTTTAATACATTAAAATTTTCTAAATAATAAATTCCTTGTAAAAAACAATCTGCTAAATCATCTTTTTTTGAATGTTTAATAAAAAAAGAATGTTCTGGCGACATATTTTTATGCTCTAATAGTTGTTTTGTATAATAAATGCTAAGTTTCTTTCTCTCATTATACGATAATTTTTTGTCTTTATTTTCTTTAACTTCTTTAACTTCTTTAACTTCTTTAACTTCTTTTGTGTCATTAATGTCACAATAATCTTTATAACCACATATATATTTATTTTCTTTACTAGTAAATGGTTTTAATTTATTTGTTGCCGATATAAATTTAATATTATAATTATTACAATCTATAAAATATTGAGATATCATGCCCTGAATAGTTTTCATTCTATTGGCAATAGGACTTATTTGATTTTCCAAAATAATTTGGTCAATACTAGACAACTCATAATTTTTAAATAATTCATTTAATTCATTTTTAATACTAATTCCTATGTCTATTAAATTTACATTGTTTGCGTTAACACTTTCAATGGCTTCAAAACACGTAGTATTTAAATAATCTTCTAGTAATTTTATTAATGAAGCTTTATTTATAGGTTTCTCTATTTTTATTTGATATTGTTCAATAAGTTTTGAGAGATTAGCAACAGATTGTTTATGTAATGTTTTAATATTACATGTTGGTAAACTATATTCGGTTTTTTTTGTATGATTTTTACAATAAAAAATATTGTCTTTATGAAATTTGGCTTCTTTTGAACAAGATAGTTGATTACAAGAAATTAATTTGTTACATAAATTTATTACATCCCATTTAATAATTTTAAAATCTTTAAAATCATCATTATTATTTTTATTATCTACAACATCACATTCTAAAATCACATATGCTAAATTTTTAATACCTATATCTATACTTAATATTTTCATAAATATTATATTTATTATTACAAATATTATATAATTAATTATATAATATTTATATATTTGTTTCTATACATTATAATAAAAGTTTATTTATAAGCACCCAAACATACCGAATAATTTAATCTATAAACGTAATACATGAGTATAAAGGTTATAAAATAGGATGTTGCAAATCCAAGTATCTTATAATTCTTTTTAAATAGAGCTATTATTATTCCTATAAATGTTAAAACAACTGCTCCTAAACTAAAATATCCTAAATAATAAAAAAACATACAATGCTCTTTACCAAAAGGCGTCATTAAATCATCAAAAAAACTCATATTATATAATATTATAAAATATTATTATAAAATATTATAAAATAAAATTACTCATTGGCATTAATAACATACTTTGTCACATGTTTTTGCGCATCCAGTTGTTGTCTAGACAAATATACATTTTTTAAATTGCTTGTTTCATATCCATATGGTTGGTCACGCGACAAAATTGAATTAAAAATGTAAGGAGTTTTATTAGATACTAAAGGTTCAGAATTATTATTTATATTTGCTCCACATTCAAGAAGGGAAACATATTGATTGTTTTCAATAATAGTGTCAGCATTTACTTGTAAATATTTTCTATAATCACTATTATTTTTAATATTTTTATTATTTTTAAAAACACTATCATTGAGTGCCGACGAATAATAATTGCTAAATAATCTAGAATCATCCATTAACGGAGGAAAATTGAAGTGAATATTATTAGAACCACTATAGCAAGTTCCCCAACTCATAAAATTAATATTATATTATGTAATAATATTAATTTTTTTTATAGATTTTAAATTAAAACATATATAAAAATATTGCTAAGTAAATTTATTTTAAAACAAATCTGTATTTAATTTATTAGGAAGTCCATGTCCAAACATTACCATATATATTAAAACAAAAGCGGCTATTACTATACTTCTATTTTCAGCTACTATATGTCTTTGACCGAGACCATAAATCATAATAACATACAATAACACACCAATTATAATTGAATGAATTACCATTATTATACCACGCTCCATTTTTAATATAAATAAAACAATATTATATTATGTATTGAATTTTTTAGTATAGATTTTTAGTATAGATTTTTTGTATTGAATTTTTATTGTTTTTGTAATAGTTTTACTAAATCAGACTTTTTCATTTTTTGAGCATTTTCATTATCTATTAAATTCTTTGTTACAACCAAAGTTTTTAAATCATCTACCTTCATTTTTGAATAATTTTTTCTTTCACCTGTTTTATCATTTGTCTCTTGAATATTTTCTAAATTAATTATTTTTGGATTACTATTTGTATTATCTAATGTAAATGAATCTAAGTTTATAGGTAAATTTTTTAAAAATGTTTCATCATCAAAACTTGAAATAGTTTGTTCATTTACTTCAATATTTTCTGAACTTGTTAAATCTTCTAAATCTTCTAAATCTTTTAAATCTTCTAATTTATTATTAGAAATAGTTAAATTTTCTGAATTGTTTTTATCTTCGTCATCTTCATCATCATCATCATCATCATCTTCATCATCTTCATCATCTTCATCATCATCATCATCAGCTTCATCATCTTCATCATCATCATCACCATCATCATCACCATCATCATCACCATCATCATCTTCGTCGTCTGATACAGATATTTTTTCCCCTAAATTAATTTTTTTTATTTTATCAAATTCTACATATTCAGTTCTATTATTTTCAACATTGGTGCTATTAGTATTAGTAGTGGAATTAGTAGTGACTATTGGTTTATTTAGTAAACTGAAATGTTGCATTTGAATATTATAATTCATAATAAAATTTTGTAAAATTTTACCATGCTCAATGACACTCTTTTCTAATAAATTTAGTCTCCTATAGCAATATAACATAATTCCTCCACTTGTTAATAAAATTAATCCTAATGTTAATAAAAATCCCGAATCTATAAATTTAAATAAAAATGACATTTATATTAATGTATAATTATATTATTTTAAGTATTGTTTAACGAATAATATATTTAATTTTTCATATTTGTAATAATATTTTCTGGATAATTTAAATCTTTAAGCACTTTCATAGCGCCTTTTACTTTTGAAATACCTTTTTTAATTTTATAAGTGTATTCAAAATCATTAGCATTATTATTTACTTTCATATAGAAGTTATTATTTTGCTTATTTAGTTTTTTACATAATTTAGTATAATGTGTTGTTAAAACATAATCTATATTATTAAATTTATTTAAATAATTTAAATAACCATAAGCACTATCAATAGCTTCCTCTGGATTGGTTCCGCTATATAATTCATCAAATACACAAAAGTGATTTTTAGTACTATTGTTTTCAATTGCTTCTAATATATTTTTACATTGTCTGGCTTCGGCTTGATATAAACTATCGCGTCCTCCAGTATCCGGAATATTTATATAACAATGAATATAATCATATATTTTTACTGAGGCACTATTATAAAATCCACATCCTATTTGTTGAGATAAAATAATGTTAAATAATGTTGATTTTAACAAAGTTGTTTTACCAGAAGCATTTGGACCAGTAATAATTATATTTTTATCTAGTGAATACGAATTTTTTACAATTTTAGTTTTACTATCTTTTGTAATACTATCTTTTGTAATACTATCTTTTGTTTTATTTGCCGAAGTTTCTATAGTATTTAAGTTGGCAAAATAAGCATCTTCAAAAGAGCTAGGTTTAGAATTATTGTAACTACAATAATTTATAACTTTACTATTTATAAAATTTTGTAATGTATCTAAATTTTTTAAATAACCATTAAATCCAAATGAAAAATACAAACTCTCTATAATATTTTCATTTTTATTTAAATAATAAAAGCATTTCATTAAATGTCCTAATTCTACTAATTTATTAATACTTAAGGAATATGGCGTGATTTTATTTAAATCGTCTAAATAAGATGTAAAAATATCTATATTTTTATTAATAGCATCATTAAAACCTTTATAATTAACTAAGTCTCGGGAATATTTCAAGAAATTTTTGTATTTGTTTAAAGAAGTCGCTATATATTGTTTCAAATCATATAAAGTTTCATGAATATATTTAATATTTGTAAAATATTTAATACAACTAGTAAAATTTAAATACATTTGGAAAATATAGAATCCAAAACTAAAAAGTAGGTAAATTTTATTTGTAAAATTAGTTTCACTAAATGAAGTAAATAATTGTCCAATAATATGATTGGAAAATACATTTTTTAAATGTTCAAAATATAAACCAAATGTAATTTTATGCCCCTGTAATTTTATTATGAAAAAGGGGAGCAAAAGAAACAATATTGGAATAAGCAAAGAAAAAACAGGCGAAGAAAGATTATATATACTTAAAGCTTGTAGGCATAAACTATTATTATTAAAATTACTCAATATTGGTATATCAATATATTGATAATTATTTATAAATCCGTTATCATATATAACACTTTCACACTTAGTATATAGTGCGTCCTCTTGAAATATAGTTTTATCTTCGCTAAATTCGACTTTTTTGAAAGTATTATAATTCTGTAATAACAATTGAGTTTCTAATAAAAATTCTACATTATTTGTATAATATTTAGACCATTTATTAATAATATTTTTTTCAAATATATTTTTGGGATTAAAAACATGATAATACAAATTATATGATTCATTATTATTGTCACATATATTTGATATATCGCTTAAAGGCGATTTTGTTTTTACTAATTCTAAATCGTTAATAATATTGTTGCTTAAAAGTTGAATACTTGAAGTCTCCAAATATTCAATAGGCAACTTAAAGCAATCTACATATTTTTCTTTACTATTTAAATTGGAGTCTTCATAAAAATTCATCAGTGTGTTAATAAAATTCATATTATTAATAATAACAATTACTTTATAAATATTAATATAACGAAAATAATTAAAAAAATATTATTATACTTTATTAATTATAAAATTATATGATAATTTATGATACACAATTTATTAATAATTATTATAAAACTTTGGAGCATGAAAAATTAGAACCATCCATTCAAAGTTTATTAAATACATTAGTAATAACAATTAATAATGATTTATCATTAAACAATTATGAGCAAGAAACGGATAATAAATTAAAGAAAAAATCAAAGTATAAAAAATATGATAATTATAATGGGTCGAAGGACTTTAACTTATTAAATAAATACAATAAATCAAGTGTAATACAAACTACTAGTACCAGTGTTAGGAAGGTTCCAATTGATAAAACAAAAATAAATATTGCTAAAAGTAATATTAAAGCATTGCTAAATAAATTATCACCATCTAATTATAATAAATTAGAAAAAGAATTTTTAGTTATTTATAATGAATTGCTTGAGTCAAGTATAGAAGAAAGCATAGACGAATTGTATTCGATGGATAATTATATAATTGATTATATTTGTTATAACAATTTATCCTATAGTTCAATATATGTTAACATATTTTTTTCGCTACTTGCTATTTATAACACTAAAAATTATAAATTGGAAAATATATTTTTATATAATTTGTTAAAGGAAAAATATGAGGATTTTTCTAATTTTGAAAAATATATTAAATGCTTAACTAATAAAGATAATAACACTAACGATGAGGATGAGTTTTCAGTAAATAAAAATAATGATAAATACAAATGCTTTGTTATTTTTATAATAAATATTTACAAAAAATTATTTGTTTATGAATTTGAAAATGTCGAAGCGCATGATTATATGTCAAATTTATTTATTAATACGTGTATTATTGAGGAATTTATTTTGCTCTTTACTAAATTTTTTATAACAAATTTACAAATTGAAAACAATAGTGCATATTGTGAAAATATATTAGAGTTTTTGATGACAATATATATTGAATTATTTAAAGAAATAAGAATTATCAAAAAAATAGATGCACATTTAAAACTTTATGAAACTATTAATTTGCTATTAGTTAATAAAAGTAACTATATTTGTTTTACAAACAAAATAAAATTCAAATTAATGGATATTCAAGATAAATATAAAAAATATATATTAGTTTAATTTTAACAATATAAGATTTAAATTAGCATAAGAATAAGACGCAAGTTTATTACAAATACATTAATATTAATAATATTATTAATATTATTAATAATATAGTTTAAAAATACATTTATAAAAATAAATAATAATATATAATGATTACATCTAATATTGATAGCAAAGTAGAATATGCTATTACAAATAATATAGATAAATCAGATATAAATCACGAAGCATTTGTATATAATGCAAAAATATATAATAAGCATATAAAATTCGTTTTAGGAACACCGCGATTTGATTTTTTAAGTAACAATATTATGTATTTTAATATTTATTTAGCAAATAATGGTTCAGTTATATCAAAAATAGGTATATATGAAACTACTAATACAGATTATGCTTCATTATTAGATGCAAATGGGGATGTTGATTTAAATAAAATGTCCGAACCAATCATATTTTCTTTTGCCAAACCATTAATTATGAATAATTATGAGTTAATTGATAAATTTGAAACAATGTCTAATGCTAGTGATTTTAATAGTACTGATGATGGTTCCAATATTAGCGATGTTGAAAGCATTAGCGGAGATGATGATGATGAGGACGATGCTAGCAAAAAATCACAAAAACTTGTAAGTGCTAGCTATGATTTAATGGAAGTAAATAGTCAAACAAAAGAAGAAAGCGATTATGAAATTAATAAATATGAAGAAGATCCGTCACATAAATGGATTAACAAATATTTAAGAAGCAATAAATATGAGATTCTAGATAATGAAGGTGGTGGAGATTGTTTTTTTGCGGTTTTACGAGATGCCCTAAAAAGTGTAAAAATAGAAACATCGGTTAAATCTATTCGCGAAAAATTGGCAAGTGAAGTTGACGAAGAAATATTAGCAACATATAAAGAGTTTTTTGGATTATTTTATAATAATATGAAATCAATACAAACACAATTAAAAGAACATAAAAAGAAACATTATACATTAAAAAAAATGATAACAGCAACGGCAGATGGTCCTGATAAAATGAAAATGATTAGTGATGTTAAATCTAATTTTGATAATATGTCCTTAATTAGTGATCAAAACAAAGAATTAGAAGAATTAACAAGAGAATTTGAATTTATGAAAGATGTAGAAACAATAGAAGATTTAAAAAAAGTAATAATGGAAGTAGGAGGCAAATATTGGGCAGATAATTGGGCTGTTGTAACATTAGAACGATTATACAAAGTTAAATTTATTGTGCTATCACAAGACCATTTTTTGAATGGTGAAAAAGAGTTGGTTTTACAATGTTCTGAAGCCGATAAAAAATTACAAGCACAAGGTATTTTTGAACCATCTTATTACATAATGACAGATTATATTAAAGGTGTTCATTATAAGTTAATAACATATGATAAAAATATAAAACGCGGAGCATTAACATTCAACGAATTACCATATAGAATAAAAGAATTGGTTTTAGAAAAATGTATGGAAAGGGGCGCTGGACTATATGTTTTAATACCTGATTTTAAAACATTTGCCAATACAAATGGGGTTCAAACATCAACTATTAGTAAAACTAGTAGCTATGATTCTTTAGTAAATACTAAAACTCCTAAATCTCAAGATTATAGTGATTCAATAATTATTCAAATATATAGTAAATCAAAACACGAAAAAGTGGGCGAAGGTAGTGGAGAATCTATAAAACCAGAATTGAAAACATCTAAAAATGTTTTAGAATTAAATAATAAGAAAAAATATCCGGACTGGCGTAGAAAAATAGATAATGATTATTTAGTTCCTAATTTAGTAATTGATGGAAATAATTGGGCAAGTGTAAAACATTATATGTTGGGTTCTCGGTTTAAAGAATTGGTTGACTTATACAGCAAATTTATGAAAAATGGAGATGTTGGAACAAATAGTGATGATGCATTAAAATTATACAATTCTAATATTGTTAAAAAATCTGTTAAAAATGTAATCCTTAATGATGAAGAATTTAAAAAAATAGAATCAAGTTTATTAGAAAAAGCGCTATATTCTAAATTTACACAAAATGACGAGGTGAGAGAAATTTTATTATTAACAGGTGATGCGTTAATTAATGTTTTTAAACAAACAAAAGGCGCAAGTCCAGCACTAGAATTAATGAAAGTTCGCAAATTAATAGGCAAATAGTTAATTTTTATAACATATAATATTTTTTATAATATTATATGTTAGTCATATATGTATTGGTCATATATGTATTGGTCATATATGTATTGGTCATATATTATTTATTTCATTTTATGATAGGCAGCTTTACATTTTGGATCTTTTAATGCATCTCTAAAATCTATTTTGTTAGTTCTTGAAAAGTTTTTGACATGGATTATCCATTTGCTAACTTTTCCCTTGCGCGATTTACCTTTGTGTATTTTACCTTTGCGCATTTTTTTGCTTCTACGTCTACCACCTACAGGTGAGGCTGGTTCGTCATTTGATGCTGATTCATCATTTGATGCTCCTTCATCAGTTGTAGTATCTGCCTCAGCTGAAGGTTCTGGGTCTGAATTTTCTTCTTGATTACCACCTCTATACATTCTTCTCATATGTTTTTTTGATTTTCTTCCACGTTTTCCACGTTTTCCGCCTTTTCTACGTCTGCTGCCACCTGTTCCGGCATTATACTCAGAATAGTTAACAGCACCATCATAACCAACAACATCTCCAGGAGCTTCCTCTGTTAAAGACGCGGTCATTTATATATTATAGTATAATATTATAATATTTGGAAATACAAATATTATAATATTATTTATTTACTTCTAAATAATATAAAAATATTGAAAAAAATATTATAAAACTATTATAAAAATATTATAAAACTATTATAAAAATATTATAAAAATATTATAAAAATATTATTTTATTTATTTACTTCTAAATAAATAAAATAATATTATAAAAATATTATTTTATTTATTTACTTCTAAATAAATAAAATAAATCATTACGCATTTAATTATTTGATTTGCTTATAAGTTTTATGTGAGTTATTTTTATTTTTATTTTTACGCGTATTATTTTTATAAATTGTATGGGCACATTTTGTGTATAATATATATTCTTGTAGTAATGAATGTTTTATTTTTTTTACTTTTTCTTTAAGTTCTTTTATTTTCATAGTAGATTCATATTTAGTGTCTTTATAATTATTCAATTCTTCTTCTAAATCTTTTATAGTATTTAATAACACTTTTAAATCATTATTTAAAGTTTTATATTCTTCTTTAGAATATGATGCTTTCGCCTCGCTTAATGATGTTTTCTTAGCTTTATATTCACTTTTCATATTTTTAATTTTAATTTTGAGAGAAGCAATTTGCTCCTCTACCTCATTAGCAACATTATCAAATTTTTTATTTAAATATACGGCATCTCTCAATTCTTCTGTTTCAATATGTGTCATTAATATTGGAACATTAATCATAATAGGTTGCGCAAATTGTGTTGGGTCTTTCTCTCTATTTAAATAACTAATAAGTCCAGTTAATTTATTTGCTAAAAGTTTAACTCCATTAGTACTTAATATATTTTCCGATGTCATAAATTGTTTTTTAAATTCTTCTTTATTTGTAGTTATTTTATCAGAGTCGTGCTCTATAAAAAGATTAATTAAGGAAAATAATTCAAGAGGACTATTGGTAAAGGGAGTTGCGGTCATAATTAATAATTTACACGAATCAAAACCAGATACTTTATAACTATTGCTTATTAAGTGTTCCATAATTTCCATATTTGGACGCTCTGATGCTTTCAAATCACCGCCATATAATTTATGTGCTTCATCAATGATTATAAGAGTTTTTTTTAATATATCTGTTGACCCATTTCTCTCAAGTAATATATCATAAATTTTATTTTTTCCGGCTAATAAATTGCTAAATTGTTTATATGACATAGGCTCTAACCAACTTTTTGATAGTAATTTTTTGCGTTCATTAATATTTTCTGGAATAATTAATCCTTTTTCAATTTCGTCTAATATAATGGTGTGGCATATTTGGTCAAATATATTTTTCCAAACATCGCTCTTTAAAGTGGTGCGCGTGACCCATAATATTGAATAACCTTGTCTCTCGAAACTTGTTGTTGCTGTTGCTACGCCAGTACAAGTTTTACCAGTTCCGACCGAGTGCCATAGCAGAAGTCCTTTGTAGGGTGAATCGGGAGTAAAGTAATGTGTTATGAATTTTTGTGTAGGATTTAATTCAATCTTATTCTTATTTGTAGTATTAGCATTAGCATTAGCATTGGCATTGGCGCTTGGTAAGCATTTATTTTCTATAACCATCTTTTCCCAAACATAATCTTTACCATAATAAGTTTTTTTAATGTAATCTCTCATTTTAGTAAAATTTAATTTTGAAAATTTATGTTTTCTAGAAGAGTTATTAGAGTTTAAAGACTTAGCAATCAATTTATAAGACTGATTATGTTTTTTGCCTTTATATAATACTAGTGGATATATTTTATTGTCATCATCAGCATCATCATCTATTTTTAATTCTAAAGCATTTAATTCATTTTTCATTGCTTGCAAATTTTTAGTATTTTCAATAATATCTGGAATTTTAGTATATCGTTTTGCCCATTCAAAATTTAATTGAGAGCAATATTTATTGTCCAAATTTTTCATATAATCGCATAAAAATTGACGCTTATTTGATTTATTAGTAGTCAATAATTTGCTAGGATGTTTATATTTTTTATATACATATATCATAAAGTCAGCACTTATAGGTATATCATTTGTATTTTTTTTACCACACTTTCCGTGACATTTAATATAATCTATTTTGAAAAATTTAGATTTAGAATTTGGATTTTTATATTTATTAGCACCACCCATTAAATAATACTCATTTTCCATAAATTCATTATTTAAGTCAGCAACATTGTGCATATTTTGTGTTAATTCATAATCAACTGCCAACATAGGTGCTAAATTATATAGTTGTTCTGATAATGAGTTCATTGCTTTATCAAATGTACTATAATTTAGTGTAGCATCATTATATTTTTCCATATTTTTAAATAATACTATATCTTTGTCGCTTGGTTCATCCTCATCATATAGTAATGCTTTGTTAGTATATAGTGAACTACTTACAATTTCTGGCACTGTTAAATAATAATTATATACATATAAAGGCCATCCAATATTTTCTTGAAATGGCAAACCTTTTTGCCCACAAGTTCTTGTAGCGCGCCCTATTGTTTGTTTTAAGTCCGCAATAGTTAGTGAGGGTTCAAAAATATGAACGTATTTTACATCAAATAAATCAATTCCTTCTTTAAAACCGCTATCGAAAATTATTAGTCTTACATTTTTTCCATTTATGTTTGCTGGACGTTCGTTGAATGTTTTCAAGACTTCTTTTTTAATTTTCTCATTAAAAGTCGCATCATATATAGTATTTGAACATAATAAAGCAAAATTTTTATAATTGGAGTTTTGAAGATCTAAATATAAGTTTAATTTTTGTTTTTTTCCTTTTTTTGCTTTGATTATATTATTGTAACCATTTGCCTGAAATGCTGAGGCAATTATTTTTGCACCATAACCACCTTCTTTTACATCTGAAAATATAAAATGTTTGAATTTCTGACCATGGTTTACTTCATCTTGAGCATCTAGTTCTTTAATATTATTTAATAATTGCATCATTTTAGGCGAAGCCTCTGCTAAGTCTAGATTTAATTTATTTGGATCATATATTGACTTATCAAATTTATGATAACCCACTATTTTACTAAAATTGGCTGTTTTTCGCATACAACTAAATATTCTAGATCTCTCGTTTCTGAATGTGCTTTTATATTTTGGGTATTTTGTTTTATTGTTTGTTTGATTGTTTGCTTGATTGTTTGTTGGAGGTGCCAAATTACAAAATTCGTTATTTTGATAGCATTCTAATATTTTATTAAAATCATCACTATTAATAGTGCCCCCTTTATCAGGATGATTAATTTTTAACCATTTTCTAGTTATGGATTTATCACTTAAAGATTTACCATCAAATTTATATTTACACATTAATTTTTTACAAGACATTTATACTTATTATATACTATAAATATTAATAATATTAATAATTTTAATAGTTCTAATAATACTTAATAGAATTAAAAAAACAATAATAGAATTAAAAAACATTAATAGAATTAAAAAAAACAATTGAAAAAAAGAATTGATAAAAAATAATTTAATAATTAATTAACTTACTAACTTATTAATGACCTATACTTTATTAATAGTAGAATCGCCAGCAAAATGCGGAAAAATAGAAAAATTTTTGGGAGCTAGTTATAAAGTTATTGGTTCCTATGGACATATTACTCATCTCTCAAATTTAAATCAAATAGATTTCAAAAATAATTATAAACCAACTTTTAATATTATTGACACTAAACAATCTCAAATTAGTAAAATGCGCAAAGTCATTAATGGTGCCAAAGAAGTAATTTTAGCAACAGACGATGACCGTGAAGGCGAAGCAATTGCGTGGCATATTGCCGAAGTATTTAAATTAAATATAGTAAATACCAAACGCATAGTTTTTCACGAAATTACTGAACGCGCTATTAAAAATGCTATTGCCAATCCAAGAACAATAAATTTAGATTTAGTATATGCTCAACAAGGTCGCCAAATTTTAGATTTAATTGTGGGTTTTACTATAACTCCATTATTATGGAAACATATTGTTTCAAATAGTAAAAACGCTTTGAGTGCTGGACGCTGTCAAACGCCAGCACTACGATTAGTATATGATAATTATAAAGAAATTCAGGAGTCGCCTGGAAAATTAAGTTTTAATAGTGTTGGCTACTTTACTAGTCAAAATATTCAGTTTACATTAAATACAAATCACAAAACACACGAATCTATGAAAGATTTTTTAGAGCAAAGTAAAAAATACAAACATATGCTAACTAGGGCAAAAGAACGTGAAACTATTAAAAATCCACCACTACCTTTCACAACATCTGGTCTTCAACAAGCAGCCAATAATAGTATACATATTTCACCAAAAGAAACAATGGAATTAGCACAAAAATTATATGAAAGTGGTTATATTACATATATGAGAACAGATTGTAAAGTATATAGTCAGGAATTTATTGAAGAAAGTAAAATTTATATAATTGAAAAATATAAACGCGAATATATTAATCCAGAAATAAATAACTTAATTCAAAACAAAGATGCTAGTAAGGATGCTACTAAGAATGCTGTTAATGTAAAAGCAACTTCAGAAAATAACAACGCACAAGAAGCACACGAAGCAATACGTCCCACTTGTATTAATATTGAAAATGTGGACAATGAAGAAACATTTAACGCAAAACATAGAAAATTATACAAATTAATATGGTCAAATAGTTTAGAAAGTATGATGGCACCAGCACACTATAAAGTATTACTTGTAAATATTAGCGCGCCTCACGATGCCCTATATAAATATAGTGCCGAGGAAAATATATTTCTTGGTTGGAAAGCTGTGCTCGGACTAGAAGAAGAAAAATATTATGACTATTTAAAAAATATTAAAGAAAGTGTAGTGAATTATAAAAAAATTACTTGTAAGCAAACACTTAAAGAATTAAAATCACACTATAGTGAAGCGCGTTTGGTTCAATTATTAGAGCAAAAAGGTATTGGTCGTCCATCTACATTTTCATCATTGCTAGAAAAAATTCAAGAACGAAAATATGTAGTAAAGCAAAATATAGAAGGGAAAAAATTGGAGGTTATAGACTATGTGCTAGTAGAAAATAACATTGTTGAAGAAAAAGGAACAAAAGAATTTGGAAATGAGAAAAATAAATTAGTAATAACACAAATAGGAATATTTGTAATCGAATTTTTGATAAAACATTTTAATACTTTATTTGACTATACTTATACGAAAACTATGGAAGATGAATTAGATAATATAGCACAGGGAAAAAAGAAATATTATGAATTATGTGACGAATGTAATAGTTTTATTACTTCATTAATAAATTCTCAAAATTTAATTATTAAAAGCGATTGTAATTTAGAAAATGGAGAGAATGGAGAGAAATTGGAAAAATTACAAATAAAAATAGATGCTAAACATACATATTTAATAGGAAAAGATGGACCTATTATTAAATTTACAAAAGAAGATGGAAGTCTTGGGTTTTATGGTGTTAAAAAAGATATAAATATTACTAAACTTAAAGAGGGTGGTTATAAATTAGAAGAATTAATAGAAACAAAAGAAGAAACTACTAAATTATTAGGTGTTTATAATGAGGAAAATGTATATTTAAAAAATGGTAAATATGGCTATTATTTGGAATGTGGACAATTACGCAAATCTCTCAAAACAATTAAAATAAATGTTCCTTATAAAGAAATAAAAATAGATGATGCCCTAACTATATTAAAAGATTGTGACTCAGAAAATAATGGACTAGTTCGTAAAATATCAAATGATCTAGCAATTAGAAAAGGTAAATTTGGAGATTATTTATTTTATAAAACGCAAACTATGAAAAAACCACAATTTTTCAAATTAAACGAATTTAATGATGATTATAAAAATTGCTCCTTAGAATTTTTAAAATCATGGATAAAAGAAAAATATGATTTATAACATATGGATCTATTAATGCGGATTATACCTTATGCATTTATTCTAAATCTATTGATTGATTTATAAATGAAAAAATTATTATAATTGCTATTAAAAATATTACAAATAGTGTTTTGTTTTTTTTGTATAAATAGAAGAAATTTTGTCTCATTTATAAAATACAAATATAATTATTATAATTATTATAATTATATATAATATATATATTATTATAATGTGGAAAGCATTAATACTTAGCGGAACAATATTGTTAGCATTAGATTTAACATACTTATTTTTGTTTAAAGATTTTATGATGTCTGTAATAGTTAATGTTCAAAAAACAGAATTAAAAGTTAATCTAAAATCCGCATTAGCCTGTTATATAATATTGGTTTCTGGATTATATTATTTTATTATAAGAAAAAAAGCACCTCCTAAAGATGCGTTTTTATTAGGCGTGCTTATAAATGGAGTATACGAAACAACTAATTATGCTTTTTTTAAAAATTGGTCACCATTATTAGTGCTATTAGACACATTATGGGGTGGTATTTTGCTTAGCACAACCACATTTATATATTATAAAATTGCTTAATTAGTGCGCCGAAAACGATGTTGTGGTTGATTCCAATAATCAAACGCATTACTATAAAGAGCAACATAACTAGTATAGATAGCTTGCTGATTAGTTGTGTCATTGTTTTCATTAGTGTTATTATTGTTATTATTGTTATTATCAATAATATTAGTATCACTAATAACATTAGCATCACTAATAATATTAGCATCACTATTTATAACATTAGCATCACTAATAATATTAGCATCACTATTTATAATATTAGTATCACTAATAAAATTAGCATCACTATTTATAACATTAGCATCACTATTTATAACATTAGCATCACTATTTATAATAGTAACATCATCATTAATAGGAACACCACTAATATCATTAACTCTTTGATAATGTCTCACTAGAGTTTCAATTTCAAGAGGTTGTGCTAGAGTTTCAAGAGGATGTGCTCGAATACTTTCAAGAATTTGTGCTCTATCAAGTATGGTGCCATACCTTTCACGTTGAATCGCACGACTCCTTATATACCAATTTTCTCTAACGCTACTAGGTGATTGATTTGATGAATTATGTATATTATATAAACGTTGTAGTCCATTTACCAACCTTATATAAGTATTTTCATCAATATTTGAAGAAATAGTGTCTAAATCATCAATCATAGTATGCATAGTTGATAAAAATTCTTGACTTTGTTCTGTGCTAGGTGTATGACCGGTCATTGTATTAATATAATAATTATTGTTTTTATAAAAAAAAATAGTTATCAATTTTTTTTAGCATTTTTTATCATTTATCATTTTTAATCGTATGTAATATTGCCATCATAATCTATTTCACCGACAAAGCTCATGCTCGCGTTATCCCTTCTCTGAGCGCCGCTTCTATCCAATGCATACTATGAGTGTTTTGATTATTTGCATTTATAGGAATACCACTAATGTCATTAACTCGTTCATAATGTCTTATTAACGCGCTACTAATATTTTGGGCTATATTATTTTCTTCATTAAATATTTGAGGTTGCTCATGGATCCGAGTATTTCTGTTATTACTCCTATTTGCTTGTGATCCTGAATTGTGTATATTATATAAGCGCTGTAGTCCATTTACCAACCTTATATAAGTATGCTCATCAATGTTTGAAGAAATAGTGTCTAAATCATCTATCATAGTATGCATAGTTGATAAAAATTCTTGATTTTGTTGTGTGTTAATAGTGTGACCTGTCATTGATTTAGTATAAATATTAATAAATGTTATAAACAATATTAAAAAAATAGTTATCAATTTTTTTATCATTTTTTAAATTTTTAATAAATTAATCCGTGATTGACAAGTCAATATTATTAGGAGATATATCTACTCCCCCTTTTTTTGGTATAGGAGTTAATACAATATTTTCTACATCATTATCAAAATCTATTTGTATTAATTTATCTCCCTTAACTTTTGCTAGTGTCGATGAACTCTCAATCAATTTTGTATATATATTATAACTCTTTTCTAAATAATCTTTTGCGGGAATCGGTCTATTTGCTTTGTCTAAACTTAATGTCTTATATATATCAATACCTAATAAGTAATAATCACGCTGACTTATCATATCATTTTCTAATCTTTTTTGTATCCCTAAATATAACTCAATACTACCTATTATACCACAAGTTAAAGCTATTAATGAATTTGTTAAACTAATTGTTCCTTGATATATATATGGTTGAAGACCTACAGCAAATATGCTATTTATACCATTTAATATAATCACTGGCATTCTGTAATATTTGAGTGATGATTGTAATTCAAAATAGCGTTGTTTATGTAAATTGCTCAAAATAACACAATTGATCCTAATATTATTTAATACGTTGTCAATGTCGTCTGTCCACTCCATTTCTATAGTATATAAATATTTTATATAAAAAACGAATTTTTTTATTTATTAATTTGTTAATTAAAATTGAAATATGTTATAAAGTTATAACATTTGTAATACTATAAATAAACACATAACTATGAGTATTACATTGATTTATGGACCAATGTTTTCTGGTAAAACCACAAAATTAATTGAACTTTATAATGAAGCAATGGCCAATAATAAAAATTGTATTGCTATTAATTATGAATTAGATACACGTTATGGTAAAAATAAAATTATTTCACACGATGGATTAGCTATAGATTGTTATAGTATTACAGATTTAGATGATTTTATTAAAAATGGCGCAACAAAAGAAGTAATTGCTAACACAGATTATATTTTTATAAATGAAGCCCAGTTTTTTGGATCAATATTTACAAGTGTATTATATTTAAATGAAACATTAGGAAAAAATGTTATATTATGTGGTCTAGATTTAGATTATAAACGGCAAAAATTTGGTTCAATGATGGAACTATTACCCAAATCAAGAACTATATTTAAAATGACTGGAAAATGTGTAAAATGTGATGGTGCGTCGTGCTATAGTCACCGCGTAGTTAATAATACTAATTATTTTCAAATTTTAATAGGAACCAAGGAATATATTCCATTATGCGAAACTTGCTATATTAGAGAAAACAATCTTTAATTAAAAATTTATGATAAAAAATTTATGAGTTACAGACTTTATATGGACTTCTAACTTCATAATTATTCATTTCATTACGAATTTGATTAATTTCTAGCGATAAAGAAACATTAAAATTGTGAAAATCAACCAACATACCATTATGATATCTAAATTTTAACTTAAGTTTAGCTATTTTATCAATTGGTGGTTGATAATAACTAATGTTTTCAAAATACCCATCATTTACTAAACCTTTATTGTCTTGAAATGGATAAATAGGAATTTTAGCAAATGCCGAATTTACTATGCCTGAATTGGCATTATTATAATTATAATATAAGAAAGGTTTAATTTCATCACATTTATTGTATTTTTCTAATTCAATGTATATACATTTATTTTGCTCTAAATCGCTTGGATTAGGAGAAATTAATTGCTGATGTGTATGACCACCAGTTTGAGGAATACTAGAAGAATCATATTTTATTTTATCAAAGCCTAAAATATAACCTAAACCCCAATTACTATGTTGAGCATATACATCTGTTTTATAGTTATCTTTAGCACAATTATAGTTATTAGGTAAATCAAATCTGAATGTAAATGCTTCTCCATTAGTTTTATTAAATAAAAAAGTATATTTGCGATTAATTGGGTTATAAGAAATATCAAAGTGATCTTTAAAGTCATTATTTATTAATTTAAATTTAGTTTGTAAAGCATCTTGTAATTGAGTGTAATTATAATAACCATCTTCTAACTTAATTTCATATTGAGTTCCGCTTAATTCGACAATCATTTTATTTGTTCGCAATTGCTCGCTTATATTATAAAAAAAATTGGGCAACATAATACTTGATAGTCGCAATGATTCAACATTTGTGTAATTTTGAGGACAATTTATTTCAAATTCCGAAGCACTCGGCCAACGTTCAATATCCCTATCATTACTATCAATAAATAAAACCTTTCTGTCTAAAACAAAATTATGACAAGTCTTTATTAATGGATGATTATGATTCATAGTATATATTTTATACTTATATTTATAAAATATATATTTTATACTTATTATTTATTTTTACAAAAATACTTATTAAGTAATAATATTTATATATATTAATTACATATGTCAACGGGGAAAGATGTGAACGAACTAGGAGAAAAAATACTACAAAATATACAAAAAGGCAAGAACAAAGCGGCAGCAATAAAAAATGAAGCGGCAGCAGAAAAAAAGAAACAAGGGAAATATGGATTTGCTTTATCCCATAATTCTTATTTGGAGTTACTAACTATTGTATTTTTAGCTTGTGCTGGAATTATTATTAAGTTATGTTTTTCTGAAAGTTCTTCTCCAGACGGAAATATGGGACCGGCATCGTCAACAATATGGGGTTTTGGTTTAACAGCAATAGCCCTAAGTATTATGGCATTTATGGGAATATATATTTCTTCACAAATTAAAAAAGAGGAACTTAATTTTCTAGGAAAAATACTAAATATACTTCCTATTGTTTTAACTTTATTTGTAATAATATATATAATATATTTGAACTTTTCATTTTTTACTAGAATAAATAGCAATAAAGTTACACGTGAATATCATACATATTCATATATATCATCAACTTTCCTAATAGTTCAAATAATTTTAATAAGTTTGTATTTATTTAATTCTATTGATAAAACTAACAGGGAAACCTATACAACAAGAATTGAACTATATAAAAGCGGCACATACATATTATGTGCTGTAAATTTTATATTTATATTAATGATTCATATTAATTTAGCAGTTTTTTCGACAGATGAAGTTTAACCTTCAATCAAATAAATTTAATACATTTATTAGCAATAATGATTTTAAATGTTACTCCTATATTGTCTTTAGATTCCCATATACCAGATATTTTTAATATAAATTTGCTATTTTTTTCATCTAAAACATTAACATATTTGTAATTGTTAAATTTATCAATATCATCACCCAACGAATATTTGAAATATTGGTTTTCATATAATTCTTTAAATTTATATGATTTAATTTTAGAAGTATGTATTAAATTTAAAACATATTCTTCTAAGTGATTAAGTTTATTAAAAACACTATCATTAGTTGTATTTTTATTAAATAATGCTTTATCATTTTCTATTATTACATTACTTAATTCAAATAATATAAATATACTAGTTAATACTACTATATTTGTAGAATATAGTAATTTATAAAAATAATTGTATTGTATAACACTATTTTTAATAGGTTCATTAATTATTATAGCATCGTAATCAATTGTTTTTAAATTTTCACAAATCATATTATAAAAATTACTATAATTAATAAATTTATTAATTATAGTTTTATATATTATTAATAATTCATTTAAAATATATATAAATATTTAAAACTACTATTCATAATTATAATATTTATAAACATTACACAAATAATGAATTTAAAAAAAAATTATATTGAAATTATAAATGAAAATAGCGAATATAATTTTAATAAAGAATTATTACAAATTATAAAAGAAACAACAAAAAGTAATACTAATGACAATGTAATTAATGAATGTGACAATATAAGCAATACTAATATAAGTAATAATAATGTAACCAAAAATTTTAATAACTATATTTTTTATGGACCTTCATGTTCATATAAATATAAAAACGCGCTAAAACTTTTACAACATTTTAGTCCAAGTAATTTAAAATATGAAAAAAAATTACATATTGATTTAGTAAAAACAGATTTTTATATAAAAATAAGTGATATACATTATGAAATAGATGTAGAAAATTTCATATACAATAGTAAATCTTCTTGGAATGATATATATACTATTATATATAATTCTATTGCTTCATCGTGCAGCAAAAAGGGATATATTGTTTTTCGTAATTTTGATAAAATTAATTATGATTTGTTAGAGTTGCTATATAATTATATGCAAAAAGAGTTATTTTCATCTTTAACTATTAAATATATTATAATAACAGAAAGTATAAGTTTTATACCATATAAAATAATAAATATGTGTAAGGTTTTATATTTTTCAAAACTAAACAAAAAAACTATATATGGATTATGTAATAAAAATAATAAGCAATTTTTAAAATATTTAAACACTAATAATACTAATAATGATGATGATTCAATAAAGCAACTTTGTTATAAAGTAAATAACCCAAATATTTTTAGTTATTTAGATATTTCAAATAATTTAAAATTTATTGAGCATCATAAATCAATATGTGACACATATATAGAACTTATAACAGGCATTAATTATAACATTAAAAATATTCGCACTTTATTATATGATATATTAATATATCATTTAAATTGTCATGAATGCTTTTATTATATAATGAAAACATTAATACAAAAAGAATTAATAGCCAATACTAAAATAAGTGATTTAATTTATAATAGTTTAATTTTTTTTAAAAATTATAACAATAATTATAGACCTATTTTTCATTTAGAAAGTTTTACATTATATTTAATAGGGTTAATAAATGAAAATAAGTGAAGCCATTGAGATTTTAAATATTACAAATTATACTATTTATAATATAAAAAATATTAGTTACAATGAATTAAAAAAACATTATCATATACAATGTTTAATATATCATCCAGATAAAAATATTAACAATGAAAAAGCAACATTGATTTTTCAAAATATTAATCAAGCATATAATAGTTTGAGAGAATTAATAAATATTGGTAAAGATGATTGTAATTATGATTGTAATTCTGATAATATTAATACAAACAAGACAGATGATTATAGTTATTATATTTTAAATTTTATTAACTTTGTAACAAAGTATTATTGTAATAGTGAAAACAATAGTAAGTTAGAAGATTTGGAAGAAAACATAAATAACATTAAACGCTATGCTAATAGTCATATTCAAAGTATTTTAGTAAATTTGCTTGATAATTTTTCAATAACTATTTTGGAAGATTTATATATTTTTTTATTAAAATATAAAAAAGAGTGTTTTTCTGAAAATGACACACTATCAGATACTATTATAACAACTATTAAAACAATAGTGCAAGAGAAATTGTCTACATATAACATTTATATTTTAACACCCACTATTACCAATTTACTTAATAGTGATGTTTATAAATTAACAATAAATAATGATACTATTTATATTCCTTTATGGCATAATGAATTAAATTTTGAAAATAATATAATAAAAATAGATCCTTTATTGGATACTAATATAATAATAGATAATGATAATAACATTCATTATACTTATAATAATACATTTAGTAATATAATAGATTTATTAAATTCTAATGTTAATATAACTATTAACATTGAAAATTATACTTTTACTATACTAATTGGTAAGCTAACATTTAGTAAATACCAAATTTATAGTATTAAAAATCAAGGATTAGCAAAAATAAATATTAATAATATTTTAGATAATACTTGTAAAAGCGACATTATTTTTCATATTTATTTGGTATAATTTTTAGTATAATAATAAAAAATTTATAAAAAAAATATAAATTTTTTATCTTACTTGAAATATGCTATGCTATGCTATGCTATGCTATGCTATGCTATGCTATGCTATGCTATGCTATGCTATGCTATGCTATGCTATGCTATGCTATGCTATGCTATGCTATGCTATGCTATGCTATGCTATGC